TCCGTGACGCCCGTGCTGACGTTCATGAGGATGCACTGCGTCGCGTACATCTGAAGGTCAGTCCCCAACTCTGCTTGCATCTCGGGCGTCAGTGCGCCGAGCCCCATCGCAGTCATCGCAGCGCTGACTGTCAGGTTGGGGGCGGCCAGCAGCTTGGTGTTGACCACCTCGCCGTCTGTCTCCACCTCCACGTAGCCGCTGACGAAGCCGACCCAGTGGAACACGAACTTGTGCATCATCTTCTTGTCTTCGTCAGCCACGCGCCACCACCTTCCAGATCTGTTTGTTGTTGGCGTCCTGCCGTGTCTTCAGGTACCCCGTCTTGGTCAGCTTGTCGAGGCGGGGCTTGACGTTGCGCTCATTCAGCGCAGTGTGCCGACAGATCTTCGCAAGCGACGTGTACCCGAGGCGGATCGCCTTGATGATGAGCTTGTCCACCTCGCGCAACACCTCGCCACCCTGCTGGCCCTTGTTGTCCCATGCGCCAAGCGTGATGGTTTTGATCCACGCCTTGCCGCGCTTCATCTTGGCGTCGAGTATCAGCTCGTACGGATTCTGCGTCGGGGTCAGCATGATGAGCCCGTCGCACAGACCGAACAGCGCACCCGTGCCGCGCAGGTCCGACGCCTTGTAGTTCCTCTCCTCTTCGAGCTTCCGCGTGTGGTGGACGATGCAGATGCAGGCGTGCTCGCGCTTCGCCCACCTGCGCAGCGGAGCCACGCACTGAATCATCTGCGAGGCGTCCTTCTCTTCGAGGTTGTGGAAGTTGGCCAGTGGATCGATGAAGGTCAGCACTGGGCCCCGCGCGTCGAGCCAGTGCATCATCTCCTTGCGCCCGTCCTCATCGTCCAGCATGAACTCCTCTGGCCTTTCCGCCACGAGGATCGACTCATCTTTGGCGAGGACTGCGCCGAGCCCGTCTTCGAGGATGAATCGCAGCTCGCCAGCGTCTGCCTCGTGGCTGAAGACCATCACCGGACCCTGCCGTGCTGCCGTCCAGTCAGCAGGCAGCGCCTTGCTCGAAGCCCCCGCGATGATGGCGGCCATGCCCATGGTGATGGTGGACTTGAAGCTCTCCTTGGGCGGCCCGGCGATGATGAGCAGCCCCTCGGGCACCACGTCAGGGATGATCCACTGTGGCGGCACCTTCAGTGCGCGGGCAACGTCGATGAACACCCCCTCGATAGGGAGCAGTGGCGTCTCGTCAGTTGTCACGAGTACCACCATGCACAGAGGCCCTTGTGCAGGATTACCCGCCGGCTAAGCCACAAGTATTCGATGCGCCCCTTGATCTTCTGCCAAAGGGTCAGCTCTCCCCATCCAAACCAGCAATGCCAGCAGCCACAGAAATCGTAGCAAGGGCCGCAACACCCCTGCGGGCCACACTTCTTACATTCGTCTTTCATTTGGGTCCTCGGTGCTTCGTAGCGCGACCACCCTAGGCAACAGGCCTAGGGCAGTCAAGCGCCACGTCGCGTGCGGAAAGGGTCAGCTCGACTTCTTCCTACGCGTCACCTGCGTCTGCATCTGGGCGATCTTGTCCTCCAATGCGTCGAGCAGGAGGCTCGTGTCCACCTTGGAGTTGCGCGCCTTCATGGGCAGGCCCAACAGCTCGCGGGTCTTGTCGCACGCCTGCCTGAAGTTCCGCGTGTTGAGTCCGCGCAGGTTCATCTTGAGGATGCCGCGCAGCGCCAGCAACTGGAACAGGTCGATGCCCTTGCCGTGGATGACGGTCGTGCCGTCCTTGTGGATCTCGATGATCGCCATTGCGCCCCCGTCGAGCACGTGCCGCTGCGCCAGCATGTCGTCCTTCTCGCACTTCTCACACATGTGCTACCTCCCATCTAGAACTTCGGTTTGCCCTGCTTGTCGAACCGCCCACCCTTCTTGGCCGCGCACCTGTTGCACAGCAGCGCGCACTGCTGAATCGACTCCATCACCTGCTTCTTCGAGGCCCCCTGCCGCGCCTGCATGTACGGGAGCGGATCCATCTCCTTGGTCCACCAGTGCAGGAAGCGGCCGTTCATCCCGCCTGACCCGTGACACTTGTCGCACTGCTTGTGGTGCCGGCTCGCCGCGTACACCACGAGCCCGACCGTCTTGCCGATGAGCGGCACGCCCATGCGGCGGTAGACCTCCACCTTGTACTTCTCGGCGGCCTCCTCCACTCCGCGCGCCGCAGCCCACAGCCCGCGCGCAGTCTTCGCCCGCTTGCAGGTGGACGCCTTCACCATCAGGGCAGACCTCTGCCCGAGGCTGTCCGCCCACAGCTCTAGCAAGTCGCTGCTCGCGAGGTCCTTCACGTCAGGCGTCACGGCCACACCTTCTTGAAGCGCAGCTCGGCGCTCCCGAGTCGTAGAATCCAGTACGCGAGGTCTTCCGATTCCTTCGCTCCCCGCCACTCGCGCATGTTGCGGATCCACTCGAAGGCCTCGCGCCTCGTACGCCAGCGACCCGCGAACATGACTTGCCCCGGGTGCTTGCGTAGCCTGTCGAGCTTGACTCGCTCGGCGAACATCAGCGCGCTCTCAGAGCGCTTCTTCCTCACGCGAGTCACGGTTCCTGCCTCTCTGGGGGGTCCGCCCGGTCGGCTCCCCCCAACATGCCTGAAAGTTCCGGGCTTGTCAACTACCGCGGGCGTCTCGGTCCGAAGTGGAGCTGCTTGTCCCATGCCTCGGGCAGGAATCCCCCTTTGCGGATCCACTCGTCGAGCGCGAGCACCAGCTCGGCGAGCCGGTACGCTGCATCTTGGTCTGTGTTGTCGTCGATGAGCCGCTTGGCCAGCTCCAACTGCTCCTTGAGGTTCGCGTTCGGGTCCATCAGTCTCTCCTCAGCTCGCCGCACATGGCGAGCAGCACGACAACGATGCACGCCAGCAGGATGCCAGCATCGGATGCAGAGATCATTATGTGCCTTTCTTGCAGTGGAACATGTGCCAGTAGCGGTCGCCCACCTTGACCGCGATGGCATCGTTGGGGATGTTGATGAAGTGGCCGCAGTGCGTACAGGGGATGGCGTGCTTCGAGATGAAGCGCGTGAACTTCAGGGTCACTTGGGTGCCGACCTCGATGGCGACGGTGTGCTCAAGCTCGGCGAGGAGAACTGCCTCCTGCGCGCGCTTCTCCCTGATGCCCGCCACGAGCTTGAACACCGCTTCCGCATCGGCCTGCGTCACTTCTGCTCCTCCGGGCTGACCACTTTGTATGGCCCGAAGCTGTAGTGTGCGGCCCCGCCCGCCCACGTCTGGTGCTTCGAGGTCGTGACGCTGTGCCGCTTGGGGTAGAGGATGGCTGCCCCGTCGCGGACCTCAGCAATGAGCGCGCTGTAGCTGTACAGCTCAGCCAGCCGCGCGGCCAGGCGGTACGCGCGCACCGCCAGGTTGACGGGGCTGGCGCCGTAGATCTTGAGCTTCACGAGGGTCGGGCAGTCGTCGGCGCCGAGGGCGTAGGTGAAGCCCTCCACCGCGCGCTGGTACAGCGGCCGGAAGCCGGGGAGAGACCTGAGGGGGAGGATCTTCGGGGTGGGCATGGGGACCTTTCGGGGTTGGTGGTTCACTTCAGGGCGGCTTCGACGGCGGCGATCATGTCGGCGGCCTCGCGCGCGGGCGAGCCGTTCCAGAGGGTGCGCACCAGTTCGCGGAGGTGGGCGATCTCAACTCGGGCCGCGCGCAGCTCTGCCTCTGGGTCAGCGCCGATGGTGACGGGGCGGCCCCCGGCGTGCTTTTTCTGGCGGGGCTTGAGAGTCGGGCGGGTGCAGATGCCATCGCAACCGGTCTCTCTGTTTCGCGACTCGCTCTCGCATCGCTGACATGCGGGCGAACAGAACCGCTTTCCAGCCGGGGCCGGGTGATCGCCGTGTTCGCAGACGTTGACAGTCGGCCTCTCGCGGGCACTCATCGCTTGTCTCCGAACGCGAGACGGCAGAGAACCGACGTGCTGAATGCGGCGGCCTTGAGTTCGGTCTTGAGTTCGCCCTCACGCTTCGCGCGCGCGTATCGCTCAGCGGCGAGGCACCGACGCGCGCGAGCCAGTTTCCTCTCTGCCTGTGCGACGCGGTTCTTCAGTCGCTCGATCTCGTCCTTGTGGGCCTGCCGATCGGCCCGCGCCTGTGCCGCGGGCATGTGGCTCTCAACTTCCGCCGCGATGACGCGAGAGCCGTTGTTGTACGCTGCGATGCCCATCGTATCCTCCATGTGCGGCGCCCATCTCCGCGTGAGGCGTGGTGCCGGGTAGCGCCCGGCAGTCGTCCTACTCGACCGAGGTCACCGCCGGGTCGAGGTACACGGCGAGGAGGGTCCGCCCCAGTTGGCGCTCCATCAGCGAGCGCTGCGACTCGGGGCAGTACCGCAGCACGCCGAGGTGCTCGTAGGCCAGCACCACGCCGTTCTCGCCGGTGTTGCCGAGCGGCCACTCCTTGCTGTCCGTGTCGATGCGCTTGCACGAGACGGCGCTCGAAGTGCGCAGGTGGTCCACCTCATCGCCGTACCGGGCGAGGCGGAAGAACTCGTAGATGAAGGGTCGCGCCCCCATCCGCTTGACGGGCGTTCGCTTCGCCTGCTGCGTCGCCCGCTTGCTGGCCTCCGACAGGATGCGCGCCTTCTCGGTCAGGAAGTCGCTGATGCCGCGCATCTGCTCCTGTGCCGACTCCTTGGTTTCGTTCATGGATCTACCCTTCCTTCGGCGATGTTGTGTACGATATCGAAGGCCGCCATGACCTCCGAGTTGCCCAGCGTCTGCGTACGGCTCAGGTGCGCCACCTTGTCGGCCCACACCTGACTGATGGGGTGCGAGTCGGCCGCGTTGCCGCCCAGCAGCTCCTTCAGCTTCACGAGGCTCCGCTGGTAGCTGAGCAGCACGCCGCTCAGGTTGCTGGCGTCCTGCACTGCGAGCGCCTCCTTCGCGAGGAGGACGAACAGCGCCTTCTTCTCCTTGTCATTCATTTTCCAACTCCTCTTCGACGAACCGCCGCACCGCAGCGCTCGCCATTCGCTCGACTTGAGGAATGGTCAGCCTGAGCCTGTCGCGCTTCAGCAGATGGCACAGGTCAGTGATGCAATCCAGAATGTCGGTCTGGAGATCTCCATCCGACTTGTGCGATGTGCGAAAGCTCTCCACATGCTGTAGCGTATCGAAGATGCTGGCCAGCCGACCGCGCTCGATTTGAGCCTTGAGGATCCGCTTCAGGTCGTCGCGAGCCAGCTCCTTCATGCCGTACTCGTCCACTGCCGCGAGGCACTCCTCATTGTTGCTGTAGGAGCAGCACCCCAGCGAGGTCTGCCCAGCGAAGGGCGTGCCGTTCAGCTCCACCTTGGCGATGACGCTGATACAGCACCAGTAGGTGATGTTGCCGCACTTCAGCTCCTGAAGGATTGCGTCCTCCACGCGCTTGTCGGCCTCCGCGTCGTCTGTCGCCGCCGCGTTGCCGCGCACCTGCTCGTCCTCAGGCTCGATGCGGACCTCGTAGGTGATGTTCACGGCTTCTTGCCTTTCTTCCGAGCGGCTCTCGCCTCGGCAAACGATTCGACCGTCGCGAGCGCAAAGATGACGATCGCGAACGTCAAGTACGGGTGCTCCCACGCCCAGCTCACTTGAGCGCCTCCTTGAGCCTTCCTGCCGCGTAGTCCACTGCCTTGCGCGTCGCCGCACTCGGCTTCGCGAGGAATGCCCGCTTGGCGCGCTCCAACTGCTTGGCGAGGAAGATGTGCTGCGGGTCGCAGCAGCACTTCAGCTCCTCGCGGGCCTGCTCGAAGATGTTGGGCATGTCACAGCTCCTCTCTGGTCCAGCAGGTCTTGGTGGAAGTTATGGTGCTGAAGTTCCAGCCATTGGCCTCCAGCTCCTCCAGCTCCTGTGCGTGCTTCGCGCAGCAGGGGAACTTGCGGTCGCTGCGCGTCGTGGCGTCGATGGCAGTGAAGACCGCGAAGCAGACTGCTTCGTTGTCGTCAGGTGTGGGCTTGCCCGCCTTGTCGATCCACTGAATCTGGCACTTCATCGCTTGCACTCCTCGTAGCCGTCGAACCACGAGCACCCGGCTCGCGCGGTGATGCGCTTGGACGCAGCGGACGTACAGGTCCTGCTGCTCGTCTCGGGGTCGCGGCAGTGCGCCTGCGCTTCCTTCAGGGTCACCCCGCGCTTGATGGTGCGCTTGGGCTTCGTGTAGTAGTGCCGCACGATGTTGTAGAAGCTCATCGCGACACCCGGATCTTCCTTCGGTGAGCCCCACACACGCACATGTCGCGGGTGCCGAGCTTGGGCGGGATGCTGTCGCGAATGAACTCCTGCGACAGCTCTTGCGTGACGGGACCCCGCGCCCATGCCATCCAGCAGGCCGAGCACCATAGGATGGAGTCATGGTGCGGCTCGGGGTTCATGAGCTGCCCACAGCGGAGGCAGTGCGTCATCGCGACACCTTGGAGGGAAGGCCGACCGCGACGAACTGACGCAGCTCGCGCATCAGGTCCTTCCACTCGCGCTGGTCATCCACGCGAGCGGGCTCGGCGACCACCGTCTCCAGCACGACGCACTGGCCGGGCTTCGGCGCGTTGAACTCCTGATTGAGCCCCGCGTCGCTGCGCATGGCCCGCCTCAACTGCTCCTTGTCGTAGATCTTCACTCGTCCAGCTCCTCTCCGAATGCCTGTGCGGCATCGTCCAACATCTCGAAGTCCTGCACCGAAATCTGCTCGACAAACCCCTCGTTCGTCTCCATGAGGCACACGGCAGGGATACCGTCTAGCTCAGGGAACTTGGCCACGTCGCTCTCAGTGACTTCGAAGCGTGCAGCAGCGCGGCCCTCCCAAGGGAAGACCTCCTCACTCTGGGCAGACTCCCCCCAAAGCTCGTAGAAGTGTGGCACGAACCTCTCTTGGCCCTCGAACCGCCAGTGCTTCTTGAGCTGCTTCGAGGTCAACAGCTTGTCCATTGTTTGGATCCTCCTCACTACTGGGTTGGACTGCCGATGCTACAGGTACAAACGCCAAAAGCCCCTAGCCGAACTGGCCTAGGGGCTTCCTAGCGTAGGTAAGGGGTTACCCGCTAGCTACAGGTCGTCAATGGTCCCGACGAAGCGAGGCGCGGGGCGCTTCTGAGCCCACGCTCTGGCGTCGTTCTCGACGTTCCAGCGGAGGACCCCGAGGTCCAGTTCGGCGTGCTCGGCCTCCGTGTCCGCCGCCCGCATCGCGTTGAACTTCGCCACCTGCTCAGGGTCGCTCGGGTCCCACGGCTCGACGTGCCGAGGGGGGAGGACCACGGGGAGGAGCGTCCTGAGGTAGGCCACGATTGCGGCTTCAATCTCCTCCGCAGTCTGGGGCTTGGCATGGAAGGCTGGCCAGCCTCCCTTGGGCTTGCGCTTCGGTCTGGGCTTGTCCATCGGCGTCCTTTCGGGTCTCCAGAAACGACTCTGCCCCCGAGAGGAAATCCCCTCGGGGGCAGTGGCGAATCCGTGACTTCAGGCCAGCTTGGCGAGAGCCATGCGAAGGACGGCGACCTCCTCGGCGGTCAGCGTGTTGCTCGCCGTCTGGGCGGGCTGCGCCGTGACCTTGGCCGTCTCCAGCTTGGCCTGCCGCTTCGCCTCAGCCTTGGGGGCGACCGTCTTGACGGGGCCCGCCTCGACGAAGCTGAAGCTCACCTGCCACGTCCACGGCGCGTTGACCTTGGTCCCGTCGGCGAGGGTGTGGAAGTAGCGGGTCTTGCCGTCGGGACCGGTGATCTGCTCGGCGTTCGGCGGGGGCCGCTTCGCGGCGAACAGCTTGACCAACCTGCCGTCGGGCAACTGCGCGGTGTTGCCCCCGATGCTGAAGTACTTCACGCCGCCGCTCTCTGACTCGTGGAGCGGGACGTTGGTGAGGTTGAGGACGGGAATCGACTTGTTCTGGGCCATGGTTCGTCTCCGTGGAAGGCTGCCGGGGAAGTCCGGCCCGCCGACCGTGCCGAACCGCCTTGCAGGCCCGATGCCAGCGCGGATCCCCGCGTTTTCCCTCGGTGGCGCGGTCGTTGCATGGTGTCCGAAAATCGGACAGGTGGAGTGTCCATGATCCATCGGCGCGGATCTTGCAACCATGTGTGGATCTAGGATTAATGGGCAGATCTAGGCCTAGATGCGGCTATGAGATCCACATGCTGTAGCGTATCGAACAGTGCCAGTAGGACACGAAGCCTAGATGATCATCCCGCATTGCGTGCCACAACAGCTTCCGCATGTAGAAGTACCTGCGTACCTCAGTGGGTAGGCTCTGCCAATATGGGGTCACAGTATTCGCCTTAATGGGTAATGATCATTACATACAATCCCATGCCATGACCTATCATCCTATCCCCTACCCTACTGCTATGGGGTGGGGGGTATGTAGATGATGGGCCATACACAGGGAGTAGAAACAGATCCAAGTAACACGTTACCTGCCCTTCAGCATCTCAGGCGGGATACCCACGGCTCCGACCAGCTCCTTTCCGAGCGCCTCGAAGTAGGCGTTGTACTGGGGTGGGAGCGCGGGTGGCACGAAGTAGAGCGGCTGGTAGGTCAGGACTGCACTGCGCCGACACCCACGGCAGCAGCTCATGCGCGTCCCTGCACCGTAGAGCACGGCGTCCGGGTGGACCCCGTGGAAGCCGCACGGCACGTCGATTGTCCTTGACGCCACTTGACACCTCACTGCTTTGGGAGCATGTTAGGGGGGAGCCCCTCGGCGGACCCCCCTAGCATTGCCCTCTTTTTACTTTTCCCTACTGAGAACACCAGTTCCGCGCCTGTCAAGTCCTTTCGTCAGAAAGGTGCCTCCTCTAGGTCATTCATCGGGCCATTACCTTGCTCTGATGGATCTGACTTCTGCTGGTACTGCTGGCTCCAGTGCAACCCGCCCCCGGAGTTGCACGGCAGGCACAGCACCCCGAGCGGCACCCCGGACCGGTGCTCCTGCCAGTAGCGGGCGATGCGCTGGTGCCAGCTCAGCTTGCGAGCCTCGTAGTCGCGACCCTGCTTGTGCTCGACGGTCAGCAGGGTGCTGTTCGTCTCGCCGCACTTCTCGCAGCGACCGCCGAGCGTCTTGATGAGCCAGTCGCGCAGGAAGCGGGTCAGCTTGTGGCGGCGCGCGGTCTGCTCGCGGGCTCGCTGCCGGTGCTTCTCACGGTCACGGCTCACCGTGGACCCTCGCCTTGAGCTGTCGGTACATCTCGGCGATTGCCCACGTGAGGCGGCCAGTCCATCCGAAGTTCCCGGGCGATTCGAGATCCATATCGCGGAGCACCTTCTCGATGATGGCGGTGCGGTCAGCCAGCTCTCCTTGAAGTTGCTCGATTTGCTTGCTGAGGTCGTCGCGCTCGGGCACTAGCTTGCTGAGCTTGACCCGCCGCTCATCGACCTGCTCAAAGAGTTCGCACAGCCGCTTGATGCCTTCGGGATAGGGCTTGCCGCTCACGGCTGACTCCCGGGCTTCTTGAAGTGGAGGACGTTGATGTTCTTGGCGTCCGGGTCTACCACCTCTGGTGGATCTGGCATGTGCTGGGCGGCCCACTCCGAAGCGGCCTTGGCGAACGCGGCCATGGTGGCAAGGCCCGGGTACTGGTCCGCGATGCTGCCCGAGATGCCGAGCGGCTTGAGGTCGCGGGTCAGGAGCAGGTGCAGAATCTGGAGTTCGGTCTGCGTCAGCTCGGAGTACGCCTTCTCCTTGCCGTCATCCAGCTTGAGGCCGAAGGCGACGCACATCCGGCTCCAGTTCAGCGTGTCGAGGTGTGTTGTGTTGATCTGTACGGCTTTCGGCATCGGCATAGATACAGTCCTCCTGACCTCTTTGTGGTACTACTTGACTCCAGACGAAGTAACATCTTACCCTACAGCAATGAAACGTTCCAGCAAACCCGGGCCGCAACCACTGCCGATCTACGGCGGGGTGCCCACCAACAAGCGCCCCGCCCAGCGCACAGTGCTGCATCTCTGGCTGACCAGTCGCGGGGTGGGCCGCGATACGTTCGCGAAGCAGCTCGGGTGCAACCACCGCATGGTGGACTACTGGTGCGACGGGCGGTGCATCCCCGGCTTGGTGTACGCCTTCGCGATTGAGAAGATCACCAACGGCGGCGTCCCAGCGGCGGCGTGGCTGGGCACCGACATCGGCCGCATGCTGTGGACCCGCGTCGAGAAGCGCATGAGGGCGGCATGAAGAAGAAGCCCGGCAGACCGCGTACCGCACCCGCCGAGGTGTTCAGCACGGAGGAGTCGCAGCTCCGCTGCCCGAAGGGGCACCGCCTCCCCCACCGCACCAACCAAGGAACCTGCACCCCAGTGCATTGTGCGGGTTCAGCAAGCGGCAAGGGCAACCGGCGGCCCCGCGTGGTGGAGAACGGCTACAAGGGCAAGTTCACCGAGATTGGCCGCATGGGCGGCGTCGCCAAGAAGAGTCGCTCGCTGGCCTTGCAGGCGATCTCCACAGAGGCGGATGCCGTCATCGACACCATGATTCCTGAGACGGTGCCCGGCTACAAGGAGGCGCGCGCAGCGGCGAAGATGCAGAAGGGCGAGGAGATTGTCCGGCTCGCGAATGGCATCGGGCGCTGGGCTGCGATGCGCGCCTTCTTCAAGGTGCCCGAGGGCCTCGTCGGCGAGAAGGCCGAGGAGTGGGTGCAGCAGCGCAGCATGATGCTGTCCGTCGATGCGCTCGCCGAGCTGGAGCGGCAGTTGAAGCTCGGCGACGACACCCAGCGCAGGGAGGCGGCGCGCGACATCCTCGACATGACCGGCCAGCGCAAGAAGGCGGAAGCCGCGCAGGCGACCCCGGTCTTCATCCTCCAGAACGTGCCGGGCCAGACGTTGCCCCCGTGGGCGCAGCGTGTGGTAGAGGGCGACACCAAGAAGAAGGAACTGGAGGCGGGCAGTGCGCAAGTCAACAGCCGATAAGATCCGCGATGCTCGCCGCAAGGTGGAGGAGCCGCAGGTCATCTCCTACGACGACCTGTTCCTGCTCCTGATGGATCCACGCAAGAAGCACCTCCGCGAGGCCAGTCCGACGCAGTGGCAGTTCCTCCGCGACCCCGCGCCCTTCAAGGCGTTCATGGGCCGCAAGGGCTCGGGCAAGACAAGCACAATCGCAGCGGTCGGCTTCATGCGTGCCCTGTTGACGCCCGGCTCCAAGGGGCTCGTGGCTCGCAACGACTACAACGACCTCAAGCTGACCACCAAGCTGCGCTTCGAGGAGATGCTGCGCCGGCTCCCGAAGGGCACGCTGGTGGACCGGAGTAAAGACCCACCCGAGGTCTGGACCATCAAGGCGCACCCCATCTACCACCCGGAGACTGGCGCGCTCGTCTCCGACGAGTTCAGTACCATCACCTTCGCGGGTCTGGAGATGCTCGGCGAGGGCGGCTCCTACGAGTTCGACTGGGCCGCCCTCGACGAGGCGTCGGAGTTCGACCGGATGCAGAAGTTCACGGCAGTGAACAGCCTCATGCGCAACCTGCCGACGTGGTGGGAGCAGCTCGGCATCAAGCCCGCGTCGATGTACAGCATCATGATGTCGTTCAACCCCACCGATGTGTTCCATTGGATCTACCTCGCCTGTACCGGGTTCAACCCGCAGGGCCGCAAGATTCAGGACCCCATCTTCAAGCTGTTCACCCCGGGCGACGGGGAGAACCAGCGGAACCTGCCAGCCGACTACTACGAGCGTGCCGCGAAGGGCATGACCGAAGACGAGAAAGACCGGAAGATCCACGGCAAGTGGGGCTTCAGTGCGCCCGGCGCTCCGGTGCTGCGGCAGTTCAAGCGCGGTACGCACGAGCGTGAAGGCTTGATGACGAAGTACCTGAAGACCGAACCGCTGTTCCGCTTCTGGGACTTCGGCTACCGGCACCCCTACGTGGTGTACTCGCAGTTCGACTGGGCGGGCCGCCTCCTGCACCTGTACGAGGTCATCGGGGAGAACGAGGAGATCGAGCCATTTGTGCGCCGAGTGCGGACGATGGAGGCCAAGAAGTTCCCCGGCCACGGCAAGTTCATCGACCATGGCGACCCCGCTGCGCGCCAGCGGAAGGACACGGGCAGCACGCTCATCGAGCTTCAGAAGATGGGTATCCAGCTCAACTACCAGATCCACACCATCGAGACGGGCCTCAAGGTGATGCGCCTCTTGCTGGAGCGCGTGGTCGAGGAGGAGCCTGTGTTGCAGTATGACCGCGAGGGTTGCCCCATCTTGATCCGCGCACTGGCGGGTGGCTACCACCTCAACGAGAAGACCAACGAGCCGGTGAAGGATGGGGTGTACGATCACCCCGTTGACGCGGACAGATACGGCATCGTGGACATCTACGGCGTGCAGGAACTAGCAACGGCTATGCAGGACATGCCTGTGACGCTAGAGTACAACCCGATGTTGGATACCTACGGGAGCGGCACATGAGCCAGCAGGACATGCAGCACCCCCTCGTCGAGCAGGGGCCCAACGAGGAGCCGGTGCAGTTCGGCAACGTCATCCCGCTGAAGCCCAAGGGCAAGCTGCCCGGGATGAAGAACTACGCCTCGGACCCGGAGATCCGCCAGTTCATCCTGACGGAGTTCGTGCCGCTCATCGACCAGACGCGGATCTACCGCATCAGTCTGGAGGACGAGTGGTCGGAGATCGGCTCGATGAACCGCATGAAGCACACGTCCAAGCGCAAGTACATGGGGCGCTCCGACATGTACTTCCCCATCTACAAGCGCGAGCGCCAGAAGTTCGTGAGCCAGCTCTCGCGCGGGCTGTTCCCCTCGGACGACTACTTCGACTGCGTGAACGGCGACGAGTCGAACCCCGACCCCGAGGCGGGCAAGCGCGTGAAGCACTACATGCAGTGGGAGATGGAGCGCAACGCGAAGTTCCGCACGCTCATCAAGCCCTTCCTCGCGCAGCTCGCGGACTACGGCACCAGCCCGCTGAAGTTCTGGTACAGGAAGGATCTCTCCTACCAAGGCGGCTCGAAGAAGCCCACCATCCCGGGCCTGCCGATGATGTACGGGATGAACAAGGTCATCCGCGAGGGCCTCGCCGTCTCGGCGCGCAAGCTCCAGTACTGGTACGTGTGGCCGCCCACGGCTGAGTCGCTGGACGACGCCTCGCTCATCTTCGAGGACATCGACGTGCCACAGTCGTACGTCGAGCGGATGGGCAAGACGGGCCGCTGGGAGAACATCGACGAGGTGTCGTCGGCCGCCATCGTCCCGCGCCACCAGCTCACGCGGAACGAGATGCTCCAGCAGCAGGGCGTCGCCCCGACGCTGAACACCGGCATCTCCACGTCGGGCAGCATCGTGACCGTCACGGAGGTGTGGACGTTCATGATCCTCCCCTCGGCCGAGTACGTCGAGGGCGAGCCTGACGACTGCGCCATCCCGGTGCGCATCGTCCTCATCAATGGCATCCCCGTGGAGGTGCGCCGCAATCCGTTCTTCCACCAGAAGCCGCCGTACGCCGTGGCGCGCATGGGCCACGAGGCGGGCTTCTTCTACGGCGACGGGCAGGGCCGCTTGATGCAGCCCTTCCAAGTGATGATCAACGACCTCTTCAACCAGACCAACGACAACGGCATCATGTCGCTGAACCCGGTCGCTCTCATCAACCCGGGCATGATGGTCGGCCCACCCCGGCCGTTGGCTCCCGGCGTGCCGTGGTACGTGTCCGACGTGGACAAGGCCGTGAAGTGGGACCGCCCGCCCATCGACACCGCGCAGTACGGCATCCAGCACAGCCAGATGCTGGTCGGCATGGCCCAAGACGTGGGCGGCGCGCCCCCTGACCGCAGCGCCCAGTCCCGAGGCGCGAAGACTGCGACGGGTATGCAGGTGCTCCAGCGCAACGCGATGCTCCCGCTTCAGGACGTGACGGAGGACATCGAGAACGATGTGATGGTGCCGGTGCTGTGGGGTGGATGGAAGAACGCGGTGCAGTTCCGCGAGCAGGCTGTCCTCGCCACTGTGGCGGGGCAGTCCATGCAGATCTCCCCTGAGGACCTCGCCATCGAGGCGGACTTCCGCTACCTCGCCAGCTCGCAGGCGCAGAACAACCAAGTGCGGACGCAGCAGGCGCAGCAGCTCATCCAAGCGGTGTCGCCCATCGTGCCGCTGCTGATGCAGCAGGGCTACGTGGTGGACTTCGTGGCGCTCATCCGGCGGATCTACGTGGACGGCATGGGCTTCCGGGGCTTCAACGAGTTCATCCAGAAGGCACAGGCGGTTCCGCAGATGGGTCCGCCCCGGCCTGACCAGCTCGGTGGCGTGCAGGCTGAGCAGCAGGACCGCATGCGCTCCGCGCTGGAGCAGCTCGATGGCATGGGTAGCACGGAGGCCCAGCCCGGCGAGGCCGAGGACTTCATGGAGGTCCGGCAGAACGCAGACGACTTGGCCGGCCAGATGGGTGGCGCTGGTGGTGGAGGGATGGGCTGATGGACGCGAAGACCAAGGAAGCGCTGGAGTCGATGCAGCGCATGCATGCCGCCATCGAGCAGCTCGTCAACAGCGACGGGTGGAAGCTCTTCGAGGTGACCTTCAAAGCGTCGCGCGAGGAGAGCTATGGGCTGATGCTCAAAGCCGACAATGCGCAGCAGGCCGCGGTGCAGCTCGGCGCGTACCACACGGCTCGCGCAGTCCTCAACTGGCCCGAGCGGCAGCTCAGGCTGTTGGAGGCCAACATCCAGCAGATCCTCGCGGAGGATTCTAGGTAACGCCTTACCCCTGCATTGATTGCGGGTTGACCACCAGCGCTCCTTGCGCTTCGCTGTAGATAGGGTCCCGCCCACCCTTTCTTGGGCGCAAGGAGAAATCCACATGAGGTTCGTCGGAACGCTGTGTTCGATCATGCTGATGGGTCCCGAGGATGGCAACGGCGGAGGCGGCGGATCCGCAGAGCCAGCGCCGCAGCAGCCAGAGGGCATCCCGGCAGCGGTGCAGGCTCGCATCGACGAGATCAACGCGCAGTTCCACAACGCGCAGCGCATCAACGAGCAGCTCATCGCCCAGAACAACGAGCTGCTCGCGCAGGTGCGCGGCAACCAGAACCGCGAGGTCGTGACCGAGGCCCCCGTCGAGCTGCCTGAGGGCGTGGACCCGTCCGTCGCCACCGTGCTGGAGAAGGTGGTGGAGCGGGCTACCGCGCCGCTGAAGAAGCAGCTCGCCGAGATGTCCGGCGCGATGAGCCGTACCAACCTGTCGGCCCGCGACGCGCAGGTGCTGGCGTCCATCCAGCCGAAGCTGGCGAAGATCAACAACCCACTCGTCACCGCTCGCGTCAGCGAGCTGGTGAACCAGTGGCGCAACGACCCCGAGCAGAAGTTCGCTCACGCGACTCCCGACGATGCGCTCCGCATCGCTGCTGGTGAGGCGGCTCTGGGGATGCTCGGAGCGCAGGAGGCCACGCAGAACCGCGACGACCGTGGGCGCTTCAACGCGAACGCCAACGTTCTCCCCGGTGCTGGGGGCCGAACGCAGCAGGCGAAGCCGAACCAGCAGAAGCCGGTCGAGGAGCGTCTGCGAGAGATCCCCGACCTCAACAAGCTCTCGCCCAAGGAGCTGTTCGCCTTGAACAAGGAGCTGGACGCGAAGTACCCTGACGGCTTCTCCATCGGGGAGATGTCGAAGGGCTGATCCGCAGTACACACCTTTTGAAGGAGAAGTACAATGGCGAACCCGGATTTCACCGCATCAATCAGTTCCTCGACGACTTCGAGCGACCAGCGCAAGGCGGTCGCCGCGAAGCTGCTTCAGGTGGCCCACCTGAAGATGGTGGCCGCGAGCATCTGCGACCGTCAGGTCAAGCAGGAGAAGGGCACCGGCACGCAGACCACGTTCATCCGCTACAAGCGCATGAACGTCCCGCTCGTGCCGCTCTCCGAGGGCGTCACCCCGGCGAACTCCACCATCGCGACCGAGACTGTCGTCTCGGCTCTCGACCAGTGGGGTGACGTGGTGACCATCACCGACGTGGCGCAGCTCACCACGCTGCACCCGCTGGCGCAGATCGCCCAGCAGCTCCTCGCCGACAACGCCCAGCGCGTCATCGACCGCGAGGTGCAGATCGTCATGCTGTCGGGAACCAACGTGCAGTACGGCGACGGTTCGGTCACGACCCGGGCGACCATCACCCAGTCGATGACCATCACCGACAAGATCATCCACAAGGCGACGCTGACGCTGGAGAACGCTGGCGCGCCCCCGCGTGACGGTCCCGGCAACATGAAGGAGCAGGCGGCGGCTGGCCCGCTCAGCGGCTCCATCCGGGGCAGCGGCAACTACGTCGGCGTGACCGGAGGCGAGATCGTCCGCGACATCGAGACGACCGCCGTCGCCTCGGGCATGTGGACGGCGTACCACCAGTACCAAGACAAGCAGGACCTGTACAACGGCGAGGTCGGCACGTACCTCGGCGTTCGCTGGGTCGGCTCGAACTTCCTGCCGAAGTTCACTCGTCTCGGGAACAAGACCACGGCGGCGGCCCTCGGCGCGGACGCGGGCGGCATCACTGGCCTCACCACCGCGATGGTGGACGGCACGGCGGCCGGCATCGTGTCGGCGACCGCGTACAAGTGGAAGGTGACGCGCAAGGACCTGACGCGCGGCTTCGAGGAGGCCATCTCGGCCGTTCACACCACTGCGGCTGGCGGTGCGGGCGACAACGACGGCATCTCCTTCACCTTCCCCAACGTGACCAGCCCGACTGGTGGGGGGTACGTCTACAACCTGTACTTCTCCGACGCGGGCAACACCGGCACCGACGCGCACCTGTTCCTCGTCGCGCAGAACGTGGCGGCGTCGGGCGTGTACGTGGTCAACGCGCTGCCGACCACGGGCGCGAACCCGCCCCCGAGCAACCGCGTGTCGGGCGGCGACGCCACCGACCCGGACAACATCTACCCCTGCTGGCTGCTCGGCCAGCAGTGGCTGGCGTGGGTCGGTCTTCAGGACCTTCAGGTCCTGACCACGGGTGGAGCGCCTGACAAGGCGGATCCGCTCGGCCAGCGGAGCACCATCGGCTACAAGTTCTTCGCCAAGGCGTGCATCCTCGACCAGACGCGCGGTCTGCGGCTGGAGCTGCCCTCGACCTTCTGAGGGGTGGTGAACAGCTAGGGCCCCTCAAGGTGTGAGCCTTGAGGGGCTCGATGAAGTTCACCAACCAAGGAAGGCAAAGATGGCGTCAGACAAGGACAAGATCGCCGAGCTGGAGGCCAAGCTCGCCGACATCACGAAGCAGCACCTCGACTTCCAGAAGAACGTCGGGGACCTCATCAGCAACACCATCAAGGACACGCTGCCGCTCGCGACCATGGCGGCGGTGCAGGCGATGCAGGCCGGCAACCGGCAGGCGAACGCCAAGCCCGCGCCGAACACCGAGCGCTGCCACGTCTGCGCGCAGATCAAGACCGGCTGCGAGGGCAAGCACGAGATGATGTACGTCGGCCCCCAGAACCCGCGCCGCTTCGGCAGCTACCCCGGGCAGGGGCTCAACGGCGTGTGGTACAAGAGCCCGAGGTACGGGGTGAAGATTCCCGTGCCCCTCGGCGTGTCGTTCAAGAACGAGATCGCCCGCTGGGAGGACGCCGAGGAGGACCTGCGCACCGGTCGCGTGATGATGCACGACTCGGGCACCCTGTCGCCCAACGAGAACAACACGCGGCAGGCCAACCCGTTCGGCTTCAAGGAGATGCTGCCCGGGCCGGGGTCCATCGCCGGCTGATGCAGTTCTCGGAGTAAGAAAGGAGAGGCTCCATGGGTGCGCTGACTCGCTTGCAGATCATCACCGAGGGTGCGATGTTGGCGGGCGTGGAGCCCAACTCCGTGCTGGCTCGTGCGCGGATGGAGCTGAACCTCTGGCTCCGCTCGCAGTACGATGGCTACCTCTGGCCGTTCCTCCGTCGCGAGAAGGACTCCATCGCTCTCGCGACGGGGGCGGACAACGTAATCCTCGGTGCTGGCGTGGGCGGCATCTCCACGGAGATTCAGCGCATCAACGACCCCATCAAGATCTACACCAGCGACCTGACCGTCTACGACAACATTCGCGTCTCGACGGACTGGGATGCGGGGCACCCCGCACTCTCGGACCTGTACAGCGGCAGGCCCGAGACGGCGCGCGTGCTGGCTGACTCGGCGGTCGCTGGCAAGTGGGGTATCGGCTTCAGCAAGAAGGCCGACAGGGACTACCTGCTCATCGTCAGCTACTACGCGCGGCCCGCGTTCCTCGGCAAGGACGACGACATCCCGCTGTACCCCAACGACCGGACGATGGTGCAGCACATCAACGCCTACTGCCTCAAGTACCGGAAGGCAGAGAACTACGTGGACGAGGCCAAGCTGACACAGGCGATGGTCCTCGAAGACCGGCTGAAGTACGGCTCGATGCCCGGTGTCAACGACACGCTGACTCTCGACTCGCGGATCTTCAGGTGAAACGTGGCGAACGAAGACAAGAAGGTGTTCCTCACTGGCGGAGTCAACCGGCTCGTTGACCCCCTGCGTCTTCGCGATGACGAGGCGTACAGCCTCAAGAACCTGTTTCCCGACCTTGCGCAGAAGCTGAACAAGCGCAAGGGCTGCATCCTCTACGCTGGCGTCGATCTCAACCAGACCGAGAACGATGACCACGTGCACCTCACGGGCACGCCAGTCAACGCGCTGTTCCCCAGCCTTGTAGACTCGGGCTTCGTTGCCGTCGTCTCGGATGGCGTCAACACGTGGGTGACCGCCTCGTGCGACCCGGCAGCGGGCAAGGCGCGCAACTACAAGACTGTGGCGTGGCAGGACCTGCGCCCGTGCATCGTCGAGTTCGGAGCCTATGTCTACGTGTCGCTCGGGAGAATCGATCCGGGCAACTCCGATGAGGTCGCGAAGGGCGGCATCTTCAGGCTCCAGAAGAACCCCCTCACCGAGTACATGGAGTTCGTGGACTACTACGCGGGTGCGCCCGGCACGACCCCAGTGCCGCACCCGATGACGCTGAAGTTCATCGACGGCTCGGGCAACGCCTATGCGCCCAAGGTGATGACCACCTATCGGAACCGCATGGTGTACGCGGGATTCGACGCGCCGTATCAGGACTTCATCGTCTTCTCCGACAGGTTCACTCCGGACATCATCGAGGTGGCGGGTGGATCGCAGGTGAACTTCAGCTCCACTACGCGCAGCATCCGGGTGCCCGGCCTGAAGGGCGAGCGCATCACCGGGATGAAAGAGGTCGCGGTCACCAGCGTCGCGAACGCGCTGGAGTCGAACCTCCTCATCTTCAGCGAGACGGGCTGCGTCATCCAGAGCGGCGACGTGCTCCAGACCACCGAGGTGCCGGTCGCGCCGCAGACGTACTTCGGTGACGCGCAGTGGAAGCGGGTGCAGTACCAGTGCGGCTGCTCGTCGCAGGAGAGCATCGTCACCACGCTGACCGGCCTCATCTGGGCAGGCCCGGACGACGTGTGGGTCTACGACAGTGGGGCGCTCCCGCGTCCCATCGGCACGAAGATCCGCCCAGTGCTGGCCCAGACCCCGCCTGCCTATCGGTGGCAGTGGTACGCGGTCTACCACCGCGACACTGGCACCTACCGGCTCGCGGTCCACAGCGCAGGGCAGACGCTGGACTGGACCGCTGCGAACCGGCTGCTGCTTGGCGAGCAGTGGTGGCTCGACCTGCGCAACGGCACGCCACAGACCGCGGGCGAAGCCTCGTGGTTCGGGCCGCAAGTCTACATCCCGGCCGTGCAGACGCGCGCCACTCCGGTGCCCGGCATTCCCTTCATGACCACCAAGCGGCAGTCGGTGGACGCCAAGGAAAAGATCATCCTCGCGCACTACAACGGGGAGCCCGGCCTCGTCTTCATGGAAGCTGATGGGCAGCAGGGCTACGACTCGTGCGGCTACGGCGCAACCGCCGCGCTGTACGGCATCTATGGCGAACAGGATAACCAGATTGCATTCGAAGCCATCCTCAAGAACTACGACTTCGACGAGGTGGGCCACGACAAGATGCTGCACGGGCTGAACGGCGGCTTCCACACCACCGAGCTGGACGCGCTGGTCGCCGAGTTCGCGGTGGACGGCGGGCGGCTCATCATCCAGCGCCAGCTCATCCCTGAGCAGCTCGGCCTCATCGGCGGCGTGGACCCCTTCGGTGGTGGTGCGGCGTACAAGCAGTACCAAGGGCTCGCCTTCGAGCCGAGCGACGCGCAGCGCGTGGAGTTCAGGACGCTTCAGGTGCGCCTCTTCGACCAGCCCGGCTGGTACGTGCCCTACGATGGCATCGGGAGCTGCGTCATCGTCAAGAAGCCCAGCGGCGTGGACACCGTGGTGCAGCTCACGCCGGGCTGGTATCCCGACGAGGGCTCCTACTGGGCGATGCTCCAGACCGCGCTCGGCCCGGTGCTCGGCGCGGCAGTGACCATCTCTCGCGTGGGCGGCCCTCCTGCTGTCTACATCGAGATCGCCTGCGCAGTGAACTGGTTCCCGGTCTTCACCTCGGCAGACGCGACCATCACTGACGAGCAGGAGCGTAGCTCGCGCAAGGTGTTCGCGTCGCTGGGCTTCAACACCGCAGCGAACCCGGGAGCGCCGGCCGTGCAGGGCGTATTCGACGCGCAGAACATCGTGCGGGAGAAGCTCTCGGCTGGTGTGGAGCTGGTGGACCTGCTACTGCGCGTGTATCATTTCAGGAGGAAGTCCTCGGGAGGTCGCTATGAGCCGAAGGTGGCGTAAGGCAGTCGCAGTCACACTGGCGTGGACGCTGATCGCTCTGATGGGGCCGGCGTACGCCATCAAGGTGTGGAACAGTTCCGAGACGATTCTCGTCGCGGACCTCAACTCCAACTTCTCGACGGTCAACACCGCAGCGACGGCGCTCGTCACGAACGCCAAGGTGGACGCGAACGCAGCCATCGCGCACACCAAGCTGGCGACCCCGAGCCTCGTGCCCAAGGCGTGGGCCGTGGTCGCGAACTGCACCGCCGACCCCTGCACCAAGAACGAGGGGACTTCGAAGATCGGCAGCGTCAACTGGACCAGTACCGGCATCATGACGGTGAACCTGAGTGGCACGTGGGCCAACGCCTACGTGGGCGTGCTCATCACGCCCATCAATGCGGCTGACCGCCAGTGCTGGGCGACGAGCACCTCGACGACGACCATCGGGGTCAAGTGCATGGATCTCGCCGGAGTGGTGCAGAATAGCGGCTTCAGCATTCTGGTGATGGACGTAGACACGGTACTCTGAGGAGAGCGCATGCCCAGCAACATTCTGGTTCAAGGGTCGTACGCAGGGCAGATGGGCGACATTGCCCGCTCGTGGCAGCGAGACTACATGGATCTCGCCCAGCGGGGCATCTCGCTGGAGCAGTACCAGTCCATCGTGGGCGGCATGCAGTCGATGGGGTGGGACCAGAACCGCGTCAACCAGTGGCTCCGCAGCATGCCGCAGGAGGACATCCAGAAGCTGATGGGTGGCATCACCCCGGCCGGCTCGCCCACCTTCTTTGACGGTGGCGGTCGCGAGCACGGGCGCTACATCGACCAGACCACGCTCGACACCCTGCGCGGGTGGGCGCAGAACAACGGCAACGCGCCGGCTCTGACGAAGGAGCAGCAGTACCTCCGCGACAATCAGGACCGGATCCAGCAGTTCATCCAGCACATGATGTCGCCCATCAACCCGCACGACCCGGACGTGGCTCCCATCGTGGCGGACATCCGCAGCCGCGCGTCCACCGAGGTGTCGGGTCGCGGGGGTGGTGGCGGCATGGCCGACGCTTCTATCAACAAGGTGATGGCGGACTCGCTGCTCGGGATGCAGCAGCAGCGCCAGCAGGTGGGCCTTGCGGCAGCGCAGGGGCAGATCGGCGATGAGCGCAGCTTCCTCGCGGCGCAGGACCAAGCCAAGGCGGCGCTCGCGGCAGGTCAGTACCAGAACCAAGTCTCGCAGTACGAGACGCAGCGCGGCGCGCTTCAGGGCATCCTCGGGATGGCGGGAGGCGTCATCGGCGGGATGTACGGCGGCGCGGGCGGCATGTCGCTGGGCTCGCAGCTCGGCTCGTCCGTGGGCGGCATGATGGCAGGTGGCCCGCCAGCGCAGCGGCCCTACAGTAGCAGCTACTACGGGACCGGAAGCTACGGTCGCGGTGGATCCAGCGGCGGTATGTCAGGAGGTCTGTGATGCCCGGACGAGGGTGGGACTACGCGAATCAGAACCTTGAGCTGCTTCAGGGTGGCATGGCGGCGGGCGACAAGCTGCTCGCGGCCAAGCAGGCACAGGCGCAGCAGGACGCCCCGGCTTCGCCCATCGAGCAGATGCTCGGCGGGGCGATGGCTCAGCGGGTCCACGAGCTGCTCGCGGGCGGCATGCCTCCCAAGGAGGTAGCCATCCGCGTCCAGATGGGCGATCCGTCCGTGGTCGGCCCGCAGGGTGGATCCGCCCCCGGCATGGCCGGCCCTTCGCAGGCGGCCCCGAGTGGCCCGCCGCAGACCAGCACTTCGCTCCCGATGATGGGGCCGGGTCGCGCACAGGCTCGCGGCATCAACCCGATGGGTGGGATGAGCGACTGGCCCGTGGCCGGCGCGCTCGCAGCGGGGCGTGCGCCGGCCCCCGCTCCTGTGCCGCAGACTGCCCCGCCTCCGCAGATGGGTCCGCCGATGATGGGCCCCGGCACGCCGCCGGCCCCGGGAGGCATGACCATGCCCCCGGTCCTGACCCGCCGCGACTACGGGCAGGTGATGGCGGCGGGCGACACGGCGGCGAAGTTCATGCCGCGCGGGCAGCCCGGCCTGACCTACGACCAGCGGATCGGCCTCGAAGAGAAGAAGACCGAAGGCCGCAAGTCGGTGGAGGCGGACAAGCAGGCGGGCAACACCGAGCGCACCGAAAAGCGCATCGCCTCGAAGGAGGGCATCGCGAACGCCGACCGCAAAGAGCGCAACTACGAGTTCGAGAACGGCATCTCGAAGTTCTCCAACGCGTGGCAGCTCGCGCAGTCCCGCTTCGAGCACCTGCAAGCCATCTCGACGGACAAGACGCAGGGCGCGGAGCAGATCCGTATCATGGGTCAGGTCCAGCAGCAGCTCGGCGTGATGCGCAGCGAGTACGCGCGCATGCAGTCGGCCGCCATCATGGCGCACGACACCTCACCCGAGACGACCGACGCGCTGAACCAAGCGAAGGCGGGCATCCAGCGCATGGAGCTGGTGCTCAACGACCTGCAACTGAAGATGAAGGTCGCGACCAGCGTCTCGCTCCCGGGCGGGCCGGCGACCAACGTGGAGCCCAAGCCCAACCACGGGCAGGGCGGACCCCTGAGCTTCGGACCGCAGCGAGGCGCTCCGAGCGGCGGCAGCATCTACTCGCACCAGAAGACGACCCAGCCGCAAGGCCCCGGGCCCAAGTGAGGTGAGTCGTGGCTGAGCCAAAGGTTCCCAGTGTCGAGGAGCTGCGCGGGGCGCAGGAGAAGTTCTCCGCCCTGAGCGACCAGCTCACAGCACCTGACACCCAAGATGTGCCCGACACCTCGCAGGTGGATCCGCTCGCCCCTGATGCGACCGACGCCGGAGTGCCTGCCCCAGCGGCCCCCGCTCCTGCGCCCGCCCCTGCGCCTGTCGTGCCAGCCCTCATGCCTGTGGCCGCACCCGTCCGCGATCCGAAGAAGGACACCGAGGCGATGCAGCAGGCGTGGCTCGACCTGAACAAGACCGAGCCGGTGAAGTTCGACATCACGCGCCGGCAGCAGCCGGGGTTCAAGACGCTCGACGAGGTGACGCACAGCACCGACCCGGCCGCTGCGTTCAAGTTCTACCTGATGGACAAGGGCTTCAAGTTCAACGACACGGCGAACCCCGCCGACATGGCCCCCGGCAGCGCCGTGGTGCCCAACACGCTGCACGCGCTGGAGCTGGTGGCGGACCCCATCCTGCGCGGGGTGCAGGACGAGTTCGGCCGCCCGCTGGTAGAGAAGGCGCTCGACTACTGGGGCAAGTCGCAGGATCTGCTGGACACGGCAGCCGCCAAGTTGGGGGACACGCGCCCCAAGCAGAGCAAGGAGGACAGGGCCGCAGCCGAGATGCTGATGCGCTCCGCTTCGACGCTGATCGCCGGGCCGGCAGTGCTGGAGCGGGCACCCGACGCCACCAAGGCGGCGGCGATGCGCAACAAGTTCATGGCCGGGCCGGGCGGTGCAGCGGCGATGTCGGTGGGGCAGCAGGTCGGCGAGCTGCCGCTGTGGCTGGTGGGTACCGGGAAGTACGTGAAGATTGGCGAGGAGGCGCTCGCCGCAGCGAAGGCCAACAAGGGCCTGCGCCTCGGTGGTGAGCTGATTGGCAAGACCGCGCTGCACACTGTCGGCGGTGCGGAGATGGGCCTGAAGTTCGGCCTCATGCTGCCCTCGCGCCCCGAGTCGGAGATTCAGCCCGGCATGTCCGCCGAAGAGGGGGCCAAGGGTGGCGCGCTGCTCGGCGGCGGCATGCAGGTCGCAGCGGCTGGCAAGGCGGCGGCGAGCACCATGCTGGGCAAGATGTACGAGGGCTTCAAGAGCGCCATCAAGCCCAAGCGCGGCATCGAGCTGATGTCCGCCGCAGTGCCCGAGTCGGCACGCAAGCCCACGACGGTGGCCCTCTTCACGCCGCAGGGTCTGGAGGACGCGCATCAGGAGCTGCTCGTCGCGCACAGGGTCAACCCGACCGAGGCTCCCCCGCCCGAGACGGTGAACTTCATCCGCTTCTTCTCGGGCCCGGACGGAAACGCGCGGATCGGCATCTTCGGCGGCACCACCGCGACGGGTCCGCAGGTGGCTGAGCTGCCCGTTACCCCAGAGACGACGGCACTCGCCTTCAAGATGGCGCGAAAGCACGGCGTCATCGTGGACGGCGCGGAGCTGCACCTCCCGTGGGAGGACCCCTCCTTCGTCGCATGGCGCCGCGCGCAAGTGACGCCCGAGGCGCTGGCCGCACGCACCAAGATGCAGGAGCTGCTCGACTCGACCAACGAGACGATGCAGGTGAACCTCAAGTTCCGCCCCGGGTTCGACAAGCCCTACGCGACCGACCAAGGCAACAACAACGACACCAAGGCACCGCCAGTTGACCTCGCGCCGAACAAGACCGAGCCGAAGCTCGCGCCGCCCATCGATGACGGGCCCTTCGACTACACGCCCGTATCCTTCAAGGGAGTGCTGCACCCGGATGGGCAGATCAAGATTACCCCGGTGTACCCGGTCGGCAACAAGCGGCTGCCCGATGAGATTCCGGTCGGCCTCCGGTACATCCGCGTGGGCGACAAGATCTTCTCCGACTGGCGCTTCAATGCGCCACTCAAGGGTGAGGCTGCGGCACCTGCTGAGGTGGTGAAGTTCGCCCCCAAGGCGACGGACTCGGAGAGCACCACCGGGCTGTACAACCAAGCGCAGGACTTCCGTGACACGGCGAACCTCGGGCCCGTGAAGGGGCCCACGGGCGACACCACCACGATGTTGACCGCCATGAAGGAAGGCGCGACTAGCACCGGGCAGATGGACGTGCTGGACGCGGCCAAGCTCGGGCTGAACCCGGGCGCGTTCGGCCTCGGCGCGGGCAGCTACAAGGGAGGCGCGTCGCCGAAGATTGGCTTCGGCCAGAAGAAGACGCCGACTCCGATGATCGCCAACGGACTCGGCACCTTCGAGCCGCCCGAGATGCCCCAGCCCTCGCGGGAGACGATGCCTCCCGAAGTGCTCGCCGACCTCGACTCGGCGCTGCGCCTCTCGCGTGGGGCTGCCCAGCAGAAGCTGACTCTCAAGGACAAGGCGCTGGACTTCTTCCTCGCCCGCCACCTGCGTGGCCCGGCGGACCTCGCGACGTGGATCCAGTCCTACCAGTCCGGGCAGACCCTCCAGCGCAGCTCGGAGGACATGTACAAGGCGTTCCGCCAGAAGTTCGGCGGGCAGCTCTTGGACAAGACCGACCGCCAGATGTACGACTACTTCAAGGGCACGAAGATCTGGCAGGACGTGGAGCGCCCGCCCGGGATGACTGACAAGATGTGGGAGGACGCGCGCCTCTTCTCGCACACGGTCCTCGTGGAGAAGAACCGCCTCGACCAGCGGCTGGCTGAGCTGGGCTACGTCCCGTCCGACACGGCGGCCATGCGCTCGCAGCACCTGATGGACCTGTACCTCGCGCGGCGCTACCTCGCCTACGCCATGCCGGCCGGGCGCTGGGCGAAGGTCGTCTCGGGCCCTGCGATGCAGGAGACGTTCGACAAGGGAGTCGAGCACGTCTTCACCAAGGTCCGCGAGGTCAACCCCGAGGTGACGCGCGACGAGGTGGCGCATCAGGTGCTGGACATCATTCGAGATCCGCAGGTCGGCCTCGACACCAGCCCGCGTGGTACGACGGGGCAGGTCTTCAGCTCGCTGATGAAGAAGAAGGACGTGCACCCCGACATCCGCAAGCTCATGGGTGAGATGGAGTCGGGGCAGATCGCCGCGTCCATCTCTCTTGGCTCGCAGCGCGCGCTCGTGGCGCGACTGGAGCTGATGCACGAGCTGATGAAGACGCCGCACATCTCGGAGAAGCCCGACTTCGCGACGGGCCGCACCTACCAGCTCCCCGACAACAAGCAGCTCGGGCCGGCCGCCAACAAGTTCGTCAACCGCGACGTGTTCGGCGCGGTCACGATGCTGAACAACGTGGATGCTGCTTCGCACTCGTGGGTGACGAAGACGCTGGGCTTCCTGAAGGGCAATCAGGTCGCGCTCGGCGGCGTCGGCCCCATCCTGAACTCTACGATGGGGAACCTCTGGTCCGGCACCCTGTCGGGCGGGCTCGACATGACGCGCCCGCTGAAGTCGGCGCGGCACATGAAGACGGCGTACGTCTCCCTGCGCGACTACGCCAAGGACCCCACGGGCAAGACGGGCATGGGCTGGCTGGTCACCGAGGCCAAGCGGGTGGGCGCGGACTTCTTCGGCTTCGGCCACGAGGAGATCGGCAACCCCGCCGCGCACCGCTTCCTCCGTGACTTGGAGGGCATCTTCCCCAAGGACAAGCCGGTCGGCTTCTTCGATGCGTGGGGCAAAATCAACGGCAAGCTGTTCGACCGCTACCGCAACCTCCAGATGAAGGGCGGCGAGCTGCTTGACTACAACGACCGCTTCTTCCGCATGCAGAGCTACGCGGCGCTGCGCGACAAGTTCCTCGCCGACCTCGGGGCCAACGGCGACAGGGCCGAGGTGGTCCGCGTCGGGCTGCTCAAGCCCGAGCAGGCGTCGGTCGTGGATGCGCGGCAGCTCCGCGCGCTGGCGCAGGGCTTCATCACGATGGAGAACGCCTCGCCGACGCAGCAAGCCATCCTCGAATCCGTCGCGCGGCTCTCGGCTCGGCGCATCAACCAGTCCTTCTGGAACCCAACCTTCATCGGCCCGGGGCTCGACAAGCTGCGCCGCTCCGCTGTGGGCTTCGTCGCACCCTACGCGACGGCGGCCTTCGAGACTGGGCGGATCCACCTGATGCTACCCAACCGCCTCCGCGTGGAGCCCGACCTGAAGTGGCGCATGCTCGCCAACGGCATGGTGGTGGGCGCGGCGCTCGGCGGCAACGGGCTGATGCAGCACCTCAACGGCATCTCCGACGAGGACATTCAGGCGGCAGACGCCACGCGCAGCAAGGGCTCGAAGTTCTACCGCCCGGTGCAGATCGCCATGGGCTGGCGCGACTCGAGGGGTCGCATCCAGTACTGGGACGCGACGCGCATGTGGGATCCGCTCCGCTACCTGCAAGGCGTCAACCTCACCCCGGCCCCGGGCGCGGGCGTGGGCGTCATGCCTGACGACCCGGCGCTCCCCCTCATCGCCAAGGCTCTGAGCAACGTCGCCATCTCGCCCATCGAGGGCGGCTTCTTGGAGCCCATCGCGCGCACGGGGCTCGCCACGACGGGTGCGACGCCCTACCCGCCCGTGGCTGGCCGGCCCAACCCGGTGACGGACACCGGGGCGATGGCGGTCATCTCGTACCTCTTCAAAGAGAGCCTCTTCCCGGGCATCGCCAACAACGCCTACGCGGCGGCGCAGCAGACCGACCTAATCCCGGGGCGGCAGCCGTATCAGGAGCAGCTCACTCCGGTGCAGGGCGCGATGAAGGCAATCGGCCTCGGCAACATTCAGCCCGTGACGCGCGGCTACGGCCCCTCGGATGTCAGCGCGCAGATGGAGTTCTCGCGCCGGCAGAAGGACATCAAGGCGGGGTGGGACAAGGGCCCGTTCCCCACCTCGGATAAGATCCGCGCCAAGCTTCAGGCTGCACAGGACGCACTCAACAAGGACCGCACCATTCGGGATGCACGCATTCGCAGGAAGTGATACGGTTTTTCAAAGGAGAGAACCCATGAAGCGCTTTGCCGCAGTACTGCTGTGCCTCGCCCTGAGCTACAGTGCGCCCGCTCGGGCCGACGAGGATCTCTTCCAGTCGGCGCTCAACGTCGCCGCGTCGGTCACGAGCAACAAGCTCGGCGGCGGCCGGTGGTACTCGGTGTCGTGCGACGGGCCGGTGTACTACCGGACGTGCATCGACAGCGCAGGCTGCACCGCAGTGACGACGGATCCGCAGCTCAAGAACTTCGACGTGCCCGTGCCCATCTACGTCCGCAACGGGCGGTACTACATCGCCCTGCTCAAGGTGGCAGCGGCGACCTCCTGCAACATCTACTACTACGTGGACAAGGGCTGATCCATGACACGCGCATTCGCGCTGGGACTCATTGCGGTACTGGTGTCAGCTCAGGTGGCCCAGCGACCAGCGTCGCGGCACGAGCTGCGCGCGAACCGGAACTTGACACCCCGCTTCCCACTTCGCATCAGTGGGCTCGTAGCGTGGTGGAGCGGGCAGAGCACCTTCGCCGGGCAGAACATGACCGACTTCTCGGGCAATGGGAAGTCGCTGTACTCGGATGGAGGTATGCTTCAGCAGATCTCCCCGTGCTTCGAGATGAATGGTGCGCCTTGCATCAAGGCGTACCAGACCAACAGCCAGTACGCGGACGTGGCCACCGCCAACGACTTCGCCTTCCTCACGGCCGCGGCTGGCTCCACGGGCGTCGTGCGCTTCGTACTGCAGGCCTCGACGGGCGGCGTCATGCTGTCGTCCTTCGGCAACAGCACCGCCAACGGCGCGGGCGTCCTGTTGTACATGGCGACGCAGCAGCTGAATTTCTACCTCGCGCGTGAGCCGGGCGTGGTGCTGAATTCGTACATCAGCGGCGTGACGGACATCAGCTACGACGTGCCGCACACGCTGGTGTGGCGCATGAATCCGGGCGCGCCCGGGAAGCTCAACGTCCGCATTGACGGCGTGCAGGTGAAGGACGCCACCAACAACAACTTCAACGACACCAACCCGTCGCAGAAGCTGCGCGTGGGCGCATACTCGCCGCCCACCAACGGGACGCCTTTCGGTGGCCTCATGTCGGACATCATTCTGTACAACCGGGCGCTGTCGGACGCGGAGGTGACGGCACTGGAGGCGTGGCTCAGCAACACGGAGCCGCCTGCCTCGTGGGTGGCGGACACCGCGCCGCCCGCCGGGCAGGCCGTCTGCACGGGCACGCCCAAACTGATGTTCGTCGGCGACTCCGTGATGGAGGGCAGCACCGGCACCACCAACATGAAGGGCGGCCTGCGACAGGAGGTGTGGAACCTCGCCGACGGCGGCATCGGCTTCGTCTATGACCACGTGGGCCCCTACGAAGGGACCCTCACGCCTCCGGGCTACTCCGACAACCACAGTGATTCGTACGGCGGCAGCAACATCCGCGACAACGTGTCCACCCTAGCGCCCGGGCACAGGGCCGGGCAGACGAATGTCGTCCCCTCGGGCCCCATCGGCGCCAACGTCACCACGTACAACCCCGACGTACTGGTGCTGATGCTGGGCACCAACAACATCTCGGGCATCACCGAGGCCAACCGCTTCGTCAACGACAACAGCGGCGACTGGCGGGGGTTGGTGCTGGAGGCGTACAACGCGAAGCCCTCCCTGCGCTTCGTGCTGATGCCGGTGCCGGCCATGTCGCCGGACACGCTGTCCACAGTGGCGCACTTCAATCGGGCGCTGGCGTCGGCCGTCAACAGGCTTCGCTCCGAGGGCGTCAACATCACCATGGGCGGGACGGGGGCATTCAACGCCGCCACCGACACCAGCGACGGGAAGCACCTCAACGACACGGGCGCGGTGACGCTGGGGGTACCCGTTTTCCGGGCCATCGCCTACGCCTGCGGTGTCGCGGACGCGGGGATCTAATGAGCGACGAGGACGACAAGAAGCTGCCGACCCCCGCCGAAGCTGGTGGGGTGTTCCTGCGCAGCATCTTCAAGCGCGACGCCGTGGTCTACGCGGGGGCTATCCTCGTGGGGCTCGCCGTGTGCGTTTCAGCGGTCGTCCTCGCGCAGGGGCAGAACGACGCGCACATCGACAAGAAGATCGACACGGCCAGCGTACCGATGAAGGTCCAGCTCGCCGACCATGAAAGGCGGATGGTCGCGCAAGAGGTGTACCAGAAAGTGCAGGACGACCGCGCCGAGGTGATGAAGGCGAAACTCGACGACGTGCAGCAGCGCACGCTGGAGATGCAGCTCAATGTGCGCATCCTCGTGGAGAAGCAAGGGCTGCAACCAGTGAAGCTGACGACAGGCGACAAGGACGGCGGGCTCTAACTCGGGGGTACTATGGATCCAAGCGAAGTGTCGTGTCAGCCCATTCCGGGCTGGCTGGAGAAGCAGGCGTGGCTGTATGTCGAGCCGCCGTTCAAGAACGACGAGGACCATCGGCTGCCCGCGAACTACATCGCCGTCGCCCAGCAGTTCCGGGTACTGGACGCCAAGCGGTACGAGCCGCACTTCGAGAAGGGCGAGCACGTCACCTACTGCAACATCTTCTTCAGCGACGTGATGACCGCGATGCACACGCCGCCCTCGCACTGGGTCAGCCTCACGACCGGCGAGAACATGCCCGTGGGGAAGCCCGCCGAGGAGCTGCGGCTCTCGAAGAACCACCCGGCCGACCTCATCGGCTGGCTCCGCAGGTGGGGGCCGCAGAACCGCTGGCGTCAGGCCACATGGCAGGAGGCTGTCACGAACGCGGACCTCGGCCGTCCGTCCTGCATCACCTACGAAGCCCCCATCGGGCGCACGGGCCACGTCGCCGTGCTGCTCCCCGGGGGCGTCATCGCGCAGGCCGGCGCGCACAACCTCTGGCGAAGCACGGTCGCGGCCGGCTTCGGCAATCTGCCGTTGGAGTACTGGATCCACCCGTAGTCAACCAAGGAGAAGCAAGATGGGACCGCAGCTCATGGACATGCTGAACATCAAGGGCAAGGGCAGCACGAAGAGGATGATCTACACCGTCTTCGTCATCGCCTTCGTGGCGCAGGCTGGCATCGCCGCGCTCGCGAAGTGCATCATCATCGCCGCGTTCGTCTTCGCGGTCATCGCCATGCAGGAGGTGAAGATGATGCTGCACCCCGAGCTACCCGACGAGGACGACACCGAGCCCGCCCCGCTGCCGCTGACCGTGCCGGCCCCGACGAAGGCCCCCGAGGTGAAGCCGTGACCAAGGACACCAAGGCGGCCATCCTCGCCGCGCTGATGGTGGCGCTCTCCGTCATGGGCGGGCTGAAGGCAGCCCCGCCCCCGGCGAACGTGGTGGGCGAAGTGGGCACACCCGCCGTGCAGGGCGTCATCGACCTCGTGGAGGCGATTCCCACCAACGAGCGGCTGCCCAACCCGCCCGCGTACACCTGCGTCCCGAAGGATGCGTGCCACCCCCGGCTCGCGGTGTGGCGGAACCCGCGCGTGATGGAGTGGTGCAACGGCATCAACTGGGTGGACGAGCAGATCCTCTGCCCGGACGCTGGCCCATGATGTGGCGTGTCGTCGGGGTCGTCTTCGAGGTCGCCACCCTGCTCACGATGTTGTGGGTGGGGTGGTCACTACATCGGCTCGCCGGCACCGGGGAGCGCCTCGCCGACCCCCCTCCAGAAGCCCCGTCGCAGGCCCTGCCCGCCCCGCCTGTGCGCGAACGACCTCTGCCCGGGGGTCTGCCCATCTCCCCTGAGGACGAGTAGCGGCCGGGGGCGGGAGCACGAGCAGCTCCCGCCCCCGACGCATTGCGTCACGACGCCTTCGAGCCCGTCTTCCTCGGGCGAGACGCCGACGCGGGCTTGGCCTTCGCAGTGGCCCGCTTGGGCTGCTTGGCCTTCGCCGTCTTGATCTGCTTGCTCTTGGCCTGCGACTTCGACAGCTCCACCAGCTTCTTGAACTGGTCGAGGTCGATGACCGCCTGCTCCTTCTTCACCCGCTCCATCGCCGCGTCAGGGTGCGCTCGCGCCCACTTCGACAGCTTCTGCTTGCCGTCGTAGGTGTAGACGATGTGGTGGTCCGCCGTCTTCGCCTTCACCCGCTTGTGCCACACGACGTTGTTCGCGGCGAGCTGGACCTTGCGGATCTCCTTCTTGTGCTTCATGCAGCGGTAGGCGTTCGGCTTGTGCGCCTTCGCCTTGCAGCCCAACACGTCGCACTGGCCGACCAGCTTCTCCTTCTTGAACTTGAACTTCGCCGTGCCCGGCCCCACCACGCGCTTCGCCTGCTTCTTGCTGGCCTTGGGCTTCGCCACCTTGGCGACCTTCTTCGTCGCGACCTTCGCCGGCTTCTTCGCGGCGACCTTCTTCACTGCCTTCTTCGCTTCCTTCATGATCTTCTTCCCTTCCTTGCCGAACACCGACTTGGCCTCGGCTTCGGTTGCCTTCTTCGGCATCGGCGGCGGGGGCTTGGCCTGTGCCACACCCCGCTTGAATGCCTCTGCGATCTCTTCCTGCGTCATGCCCATTTGTGCTGCCTCCTTGTGGTACTGCCTCGGTCCTAGCAATCAACGCCGTTGATTGTCAAGCTCAGAAGTCGGCGTAGCTCACCAGCCAGTAGCCGGACTTCAGCCCCAGCTTCAGTCCGATCATGTAGAGCTTCTGCTCGACCGCCTCTGGAATGACGGGCAGCTTCTCGACAGCCTCGGGGTAGCCCCGCCGAGCGCGGAGGGCCGTGTCCTTGGGGCACAGGAAGAACTGGCGGCATGCGTCGATGTGCCCCGTGAGGACCAGCTCGAAGCCTTTCAGCTTCTCGTTGAGGTACTCCTCCAGCTCGTACTCCTCTTCGTACTTGGGCACCTCGATGCCCAGCTTCTTGAAGATGGGCAACAGGTCGCCCTCTTCGCATCCCTCGACTTCGGACAGGTTGATCCCAAACAGCAACAGCGCATCAGTGCTCACTCCCATGCGTCCTCCTTGTCAAGCCGCCTTTCGCGGGTAGTCCTCATCGTAGTCGAGCGGCCAGTTCTTCTCGGCTTTGAACTTCACCGGGAAGCTGTAGATCCGCCCGTCAATGCTGTGCTCCACTTCCATCGCGTCCTTCATGATGCGGTGCGTCTTGGCGAGGTCCTTCTCGCGAGTCTCGATGTAGATGGCGTCGTGCAGGTCGATGAGAATCTTCGCGTGCGGCACCTCCTTGCTGAGACGGCGATCCACTTCGATGAGGGCGAGGTTCTTGATGTCCGCAGCCGTACCCTGAATCGGGTAGTTCGCCACGTCGGGCCGGTCGGGCTCGCGCGGGTAGACGCGGCGGCGGTCCATGATGCGCGTCGCCGAGTAGCCCGTCTTGCTGACGCGCTCGAACTCCTCTGCCCAGTACTGCACGGTGCGCCAGTTGCGGCGGTCGAACGCGCCGATGAGGGGCAGGAAGGTTTCGAACTGAAGTGAGCGATCTTCCCTGATGGCAATCTGGAACGCCTTCTTCGTCCCGGCTCCGTACTGGCGGCCGAGTCGGATGACCTTTGCCGCCTTGCGCGCTTCCTTCTTGATGGTGCGCTTGGTGGTGTTGGGCGGCAGGCTGAAGTACTCGATGGCTTCCGCCGTGTACACGTCGCCCGACGCGAGCGCGGCCTCCAGCGCCTTGTCCTCCGCGACCGCGGCCATCACGCGCAGCTCAAGCTGCGAGTAGTCGCCGCCGATGATGACGTAGCCTTCCTCGGCTTCGTACATCTCGCGGATCATCTCCTCGATGTTCATCAGGTTCGGGTCGCTGCACGCGAACCGCCCGGTGTCGGTGCCGTTGCTGTTCCAGCCAGCACGCAGCCGCCCATCCAACCCAATTGCGTGCTCAATCTTCTTCGAGGTGACGAAAGTCGAGCGCTTCTTCCACACTTCGTTGGCGTCCCAGTAGAGCTGGATGATGCGCTTCAGCTCCTTGGGCGTGCCCGGGTCGATGAGCATCAGGGTCAGCGCGTCCTCCTTGACGCTGAGCCCCTCCATCTCCTTGGGATGGATGTACATCGCCGGATCCAAAGGTTCCGGGAGATTGAACTTCTTGAGGTGCGCGAACTTGCCCTTGGCTGCCGACTCGTAGATGAGCGCCTTCAGGTGGTCGGGCTGGTTCTTGAAGCCGTCCACGCCCACAGCCTTGAGCAGCTTGCGCTCGCGGGCGTCGTACTCCTTCTCCAGACCCCACGCGAGGAACTCGCGCTTCAGCGGGTTCACCCTCACGCCGTTCTGGTGCATCTTCGCAGCGATCCGCGACAAGCTACGCTGGTGCTGGTAGAGCCGCTGCACCCGGGGCGTGTTCCACTCGGGCTCGGCGAGCATGCCCCTGTCGGCACGCGCTGTGACTACGCAGTCGTGCGCGTTGTACCGCTTCTTCTTCTTCAGGTTCTTGGTGAAGACCTGCCCCTTCTCGTCGTCGGAGTCGCCCTCCTTCCACGGGATGTAGTCGGTGTAGCAAGCGCCCAAGTACGCGAGCTTCAGCGGCGAGACGGCAGACAGGGCGCGGCGCATGTCGCGCGTGTCCCTCGTGTTGCGGATCCGCTTCACGCCGTGCCGCTTCATGATTGGTATATCGAAGTAGTCGCCGTTCTGGAAGATCTTGACCACCCGCTCGTCCGCGAGTAGCCGCTTCGTCGCCGTGCGGCACCCGGCGTTCGTGCGCCACTCGAAGCTCAGGGCCTCGGTGCAGTTGCCGATGCCCATCAGGTGGAGCTTCGCGCGGGTTGGCTGCTTACCGGTGAAGCGCCATTCCTTCCCCATGCGAGAGGGCACCGTCTCGCTGTCCACAGCCAGCGCCTGCCCAGTGCGGAGCGCCCACTTGTGCAGATCTTCAATTGACTTGCGGGTCGGCTTGATGTTCAGCCGCTTGGGCCCCGCTTCGAGCTGCCCGCGAATCATCCGGGCGAAGCGGTCCAAGTCGATGAGGAAGGTGCCCCACTCGTAGGGGTTGTGGAAGAAGGCGTACGTCGGATGCCAACTCGCGATGAGGCTCATGGGACCTTGGCGTTCTGCCGGTCACGCCGCCAGTAGCGGTGGTAGGCAGCTTTGCAGATAGGGTCGCCGCAGGTCCAGCCGATCTTCACTGACTTGGCTGGCGGGCTACCCGGGACGAAGTTGTTGCGGTAGTTCTTGGGTGCGGCGGGGTCACCGCAGAAGATGCACTCGCTACCCTTTCTTGTCGCCTTGAGCTTTGCGAGCCCGACGCGCCGCTGCGGCTTTCTTGGCATGGAGCTGCTCCTTGAAGTGTAGATCTGCCTTGACTGCATCCTGAAGTGACCACTCACGGAGGAAGCCGCGCTTGGTCTTGAGTCCCTTGATGCTACCCGTCAGCGCGAAGTAGGCGTACTTGCCCGCCGCGAAGATGCGCGTGGTGCCCGGCCCCGAGAGCCGCCTGAGCTGCGCGATGAGGGCGGGCCTGCACCTGTTCGCCGCCTTCTGCATCGCCACCTGCGACTTGTTGAAGCGCGGCGAGCAGCAGATAGCGTTCACGACAAACAGTTTGGATCTGTTGAGCCCGACCTTGATGAAGCTGTTGTCCAGCTCCTGCCCTGTCGCCCCGACAAACGGCCTTCCCCTTTCAGCTTCATCCCTGCCGGGCGACTCGCCGACGAAGATGCCGATGGGCTGCTTGGGCCCTTCGCCCATGACTGGCCGGTCGGGGAGCCCGTTCTTCGCGTAGGGGCACCGCTTGCACATCGCGCCTAGCTCATGTGGATCCATAGTTCTCCAAAGTGGGGAGGCCCCCCGGTTGGGAGGGGGTATGAACCGGGGGGCCTCGACCCGGCAGCACTACTCCTTCGTGCTGCGCCAGCGGTTGCGCGGGTGCCCGCCGCGTACGGTGCGAACGAAGACGTACTCCAGCGTGCAGTCCTGCGCGCACATGCACTTGAAGCGGAGCTTCTCGCGAGTCACTTCCATGAGGACGAGCCGGTGCATCGGGTCGTCCCCCTTCACGGTGCGCACGAGGAAGCCGATGTTCGCCCCGGGCGGCATGGCGATGGCTTCGTCGCCAGTCAACGAGGTGTAGAGGAGGAGGTGCGCCTTGTCCGGCATCTCCCCTTCCTTCAGCGGCGCGATCTTCTCTTTCATGGCGTGAGCCTCTTGAGGTTGGTGTCGGCCAGCTCGCGGCACCGAGCCAGCGCCTCCTTCAGCTCCTTCTCTGCCATCGCCAGCTCGGAGGTCGCGGTCGTGAGAGCGTCCTGCGCATCGCGCATTCGGCTGGCCGCTTCGAGCTGGCGCTGGAGAGCCATGACCGCAGTGGAGTGAGCCTGTGCCTCTGTGTCGGTCATGGCCCCTCCTTGAAGAGAGCTGCGCGCACTGCGGCATCCTTCGCTTCGAGCAGCTTCCTCAGAGCGACGGCGCGCTCCGGGTTGGGCGGGAGAGTCGCGACCACGAACTGCGCAGCCTGTGCGAAGACCCCCGAGATGTCTTGGAGGTTCTTGGGTAGGTGGTCGTACCGGAAGAACTGCATGATGGGATCCTTCACTTGGCGTTCCTCCGCTGCTTCTTGAGGTTGTTGATCTCCTTCTTCAGGTCGTGCAGCGTCTCGGCCAGCTTGCCGTGGTGCTCCTTGCAGGTGCGCCCCACAGCGGCCAGCTCCTCCGTCTCCTTCTTGAGCTTCGCCGCAGCCTCGGCCTCGGTGACCTTGCGCGCGGCGCGGAGGGCCTCCTTCTCACGGCGGAAGCGCTCCCACCCGCCTTGGTACTCCAGCAGGTCCTCGCGCTTCTGGGCGTTCTCTTCGCCGCCCATGTCGTCGGCCACGACGCACATGATGCCGGAGATCATCTGCTGGTGCGCGGTCAGGTCGTTGTTCGGGTGGTCGTACCGGCTGAACGGGAACATCGCCATGCAGATGAGGCCGGTGCCGTTCTTCTCGAACCAGTCGTTCATCTCCTGCGCGGAGTAGAACTCCACGCACTTGGTCGAGCTGGCCGAGCCGCCGAGCTGGAGGTTGATGGGCCCCACGCCCAGCGGCGTCTTCTCTGCCTTGGACAGCGCGATCATGTTCAGCTTGTGGTTCGCGAGGTCCAGCATCACCTCGTCGAGGTCCGCCTCTCTGGCGTACCCCAGCTCGTTCAGCACTGCAGCGATCTTCTCCTGCTTCTCCTTGTCGTTCACGACTCCACCTCCATCCCAGCCAGCAGCCCGGCGCGCACGCCGTCGCGGAAGCCCGCCGACAGATCTTCGAACAGCTTCTTCTTGACGTTCATGCGCCTGAGCGACTCCTCGTACTCGGCGGTCAGCTCCTTGTACATCTTGGTGAACTCTTCCTTGCTGATCGTACCTTTCCTCACGACTGCTCCTCCTCGACTTCCTTCAGCGGGGTTGGCGAGGAGACAGTCCAGCTCTCCTCGTACTTGCACTCCTTGTCCAGCTCGTCGCCGAGCAGCTTGCGCAGCTTCTGCATCTGCTCCGAGTCCTTGTCCGGCATGATGTAGCTGATCTGCTTCACCATGTACTTCTCCAGCTTCTCCTCCTTGGCGATGATGCGCGCCGCCACCAGCTCGGGGTTGTAGCCCGTGCGGTAGGGGTTCATCTTCAGCACCCAGCCGCCGACGATGGCGGTCAGCACGTTGCTGTCCGCTCCCTTGGTGCCGTTGCCCTTGAGGTAGGCGATGACCTTCTTGCGCGCCGTCTCCTTGATGCCGTTCTTCTTGTCGGTGAGGATCTTCTCGATGGTGGCTGCCGTGTAGAAGACCGTCGCCAGCTCGCCCGGCGTGAGGTTCTCCATCGACACCACCTCGGCGAGCTTCCTGAGCACGTCGGTGGCGGCCACGCCGATGGTCGAGATGGCGCTGTCTCGGTTGGACGCCTGCGGAAGTGCGAGCGCCTTGTTGCCCTTCTTGTTCGTGCCCATTTGAAAGTCTCCTTGAGAAAAACCCCGGGGTGACTCTGCACCCCGGGGCCCTACATGCACTGCGGACCACGCCTGTGCTGGCGTGCTACGAAGCGGGGGTCAAGCCCCCTTGCCGGGATCCGCCGCCGGCCCGGTCACTTCTTGCCCTTCTTCAGCTTCTTGGCCTTCTTCGCCTTGGCCGCCTTCTCCAGCTCGTCCTCGTCCTCCTCGGGCTCGTCGTCGTCCGCCTCGTCCTCGTCGCCCTCGTCCTCCGACTCGCCCTCCTCGTCGCTCTCCTCGGCGTCGTCCGTCTCCTCCGACTCGTCCTCCGACTCCGACTCGTCCTCGTCCTCGCTGCTGGCCTCGCCCTCACCCTCGGCGAGGAACTCCTTGATGACGTTCTTCGGGTTCGGGTAGTCCTTGCTGCCCTTCTGGATGGCCACGTGCGCCATCAGCGTGTCGCCGTTGTGCTTCTGGAGGTACTTCTTGATGGCCAGCGGCGACACCACCTTCTGCCCGTTCTCCTCGATGATGGGGAACGTGCCGTCGTCACCCAGCGCGTCGCACAGCCCCTTGAGCTGGTCCACGCAGTGCGGGGTGATGATGCCGTCCTTGCCCGGCTCCATCCGGGTGAACAGCATGTGGAACACGGAGCGGTCCTTGCCCCCGTCCACGCCGGTCCCGAGCGCGACCGCCCGGAAGTTCACGTAGCTGACCGGCTTCGGGTTCTTCGCCGACGGCTGCGGCTTCTTGATCTCCACCGAGTCGCCGATGATCTTCAGCTCCCGGTCACCGGCCGGGAACGGCTCGAACGTCCGCTTCTTCTTGTCCACGCTTCCGGTGCTGAACGACATCTCGCCCTTCGCCATGATTCACTTCCTTGTAGATCTACTGCGGTTGGACTGCTTGGTGAACAGCTACTTCTTCGCCTTCTTCTTGTCCCCCCAACGGCCCGTCTTCAGGCCGAGCTTCGCGAACATCAGCGTCATGTCCGCCTCCTTGTGGTCGAGCCTCTCCGTGAAGAGACGCCCGCCCGGCACGAAGTCCATCGCGGCCCTCGTGTCGAAGTACACCTTGTCGATGCCCGTGTCGCCGTGCGCGTCACCCCTCATGCGGCGGATGCGGAGCACCTGCTCGACGTTGATGGGGAACTGGTGACCCGCCTTGCCCGACACCTGAAGCGTCTCCTGCTTCTCGACGCCACCCTGCGCGAGGTTGGGCGGCTTGTACACGTGGCCCTCCCAGATGCTGTGCCACTTGTCTCGCTGGAGGATGTTGCGGATCTCGTTCACCTGCCGGGCGAACTCGGCCCACTTGTTCTGGTCCATGCCCAGCCCGCCCTTCGATGGGTCCCCCGGAGGCCCGGCGATGCTGCGCTCCAGCGCCTGCGCCAGCATCGTCAGCGAAGAGGTCAGCACCAGCGGGATGCCCTTGGCTCGGCTCTCGATGAGGTGGATCGTCTCGATGAACTTGTTGTACAGCGTGTAGTCCATGTCGGTGGTGAGGGTCGAGACGCGGGCGATGTCATCTTGCAGGTTGTAGATCCGCGCCTTGTAAGCCTCCTTCGGAGCATGGCACGCTTCGAGGAACGGCCCCACACCAGTGGCTGCACCAGCATCGCAGGCGATGATGTGCAGGTTCTCCGGGGCGTCCACCACCCCGCCGTACTTCTGCCACGGCAGGACGCCCAGCGCCCCGGCTGCGAGGAACACCGTCTTGCCGTCCTTCCACCCGGCGACGGCGAGCATCTTGGCGAAGTCACTCGCTTGGTACGACTCGATGGTCTGCTCTTTCACGTGTCACCTCTCAGGATCATGACGATGCGGTCCTTCCCGTACTGCTCGACCTCTGCGCCGCTGCACGGGCCTGTGCAGTCGCACCCCTCGACCCGCACCGGCAGGTCAGGGTCCAGCTTCATGAGCTGCTTGACTAGCTCGCCCACGGTGATCTGCCCATCCTTCTTGTTGTTCTTCATTCCCACGGCATTCGCTCCGCGCCCGGCACGGGCTTGTGCTTCCGAAGTGGCGAGCCGTCCGGCATCACGTACCGGCCGGCCGCCGAGGACCCGAAGCGGCACAGGTCCTTGAAGGTGCAGTCCACCCTCATGCGCCCGTGCATCTTCGTGCAGTTGTCGAAGTTCCGGGGCGTCGGCGTGTCCCAGTCCACCTTGTTCGCCATCGCGAGGTAGTACTGCGCCGACTCGACGAAGGCTTCCACCACTGACGGCCTGATTTCCACGAAGACCCGGGCGAAGCTCGCCTTGCGCCCCGTCTCGGGCTTCACCACGATGTCCAGCACGGTGCCCGCGACCTTGCCGTAGCGCACCTGCCCCTGCTCGGCTGCCCGGTAGACGGCTTGGTACAGCAGGGTCTGCACGTGCAGCTCGTACTCGCGGATGACCGCGTTGACATCGCCGCTGGTGGTCTTCGCCTCGCCGATGCACAGCGCGCCGCCCGCCTCGGGGTACTTGCTCAGGTCGTCCAGCTTCGCAGTGCGCGCCATGTTGAAGGGGCCACCCTTTACCAGAGGGATGGGCCCCAGCTCCAGCTCCGCAGCGAGGGGCGTCGGCCGGGGCCTGACGGACCAGTGCTCGATGTACTTGCCCATCAGCGCGAGGGCGAAGGCCTCGTCCTTCTGGTTGATCAGCTCCCTCTGCTCCTCGGCTTCCTGCTGGCACTTGCGCTTCAGGTACGTCCAGACCTTCTCGGACGTGTCGAACTTCCGCCCGAACCACTCGCGCCGCATCGCCGCGAACAGGCTGCCGATGGCGAAGTGCGCCGGCACCTGCGCCTTCGGGATGCGCAGCCCCCGCACTTGGCTGTACTGGTACAGCTTCACGCAGCGCATCACCTCAGCCGTCGCGCTTGAACCCGCTGCCGTTCGCCCACCCGTGCCGACCAGCACAGGTGGATCCTTCTTCTTGCCGGGCTTCATGGGAACTTGCCCCGCCCATCCTCGGCGATGGCTGCGCCGTTGAGCATCAGCGGCGGGGGATTACGCATGTTGATCTTGCCCCGACTCACGACCATGCGGAAGGTGGCCCACATCTGTGCGAGCTGGCCCTCGTTGTCCTGCGCCACCCGCATGAACTCGTCGCGCTGCCGAGTCCGATGGGCGATGATGTTCTCCAGCTCCTTGACGCGCCGGTCGTAGACCTCCATGCGGTCCTTCAGCTCGAACTCCAAGTCGCGGATCTGCTGCTTCTGCTTGTGTGTCTCGTCGCGCAGCTTGTATGCCTCCGCGCCGCAATTTTCGTGAACCCGGGTGAGGTCACGGACCATCTGCTCCAGACCGATGATCTTCTTGTGCTGCTCTTGCTGCAACATGTACCTCTTGGTCTTCATTTCTCGTCCTCACCTTTCCACGGCGGATCCACGAACACGAGTTCCGACATGGCCCTCGTGACTGCGACGTACTTCAGGTTCGCCTCTTCGCCCTCGCCCGCCCACTCCCCCTTGAAGGTGTCGGCGAGGATGAAGACGCGCTTGGCCTCCAGCCCCTTGGCCTTGTGGACAGTCGAGCAGGTGATGGTGTCTGCCTTGACCCCATCATCGGAGAAGAGGCTTTCGATCTTGCCAGTCAGCTCCGACACCATGTCCGTGTCGCACGCCTCGGCGAGGAACTGAATCGCCTGCTGGATGTCCAGCGCCTCGACTGCCCTGTCCTGTTCGTCCCGCTTCTGCGCCTTGAGCACCTGCTTCTGCGCCCAGTTCTCCATCCACGAGAGCGCCTGCTTGATGCTGACCGCGTTGGATTTGCGGATGAGCGCCACGAGGCGGCGGCCGATGTCCCGCCCCTCGACCTTGGCCTTCTTGCCGAGGCCGATGAGTTCCAGACACGTGGCCAGCAGCGGCGCGTTCAGCCGGCTCAGGATGAAGTCGCCCGGCTGTGCCTCGCGCAGGTGCTGCCCGCCTCGCATGGTGCGGATGGTCCCTTCCAGTGCGGAGGGCGCAGCCTTGAAGTCGGGCACCATGCGCTGCGCCAGCGCCACGACCTTCGAGGGGCAGCGGTAGGTGGTGGTGAGGCCCAGCTCCTTGGCTGCGTACGCGAGCTTGAGCCGGTCGATGCTGCCCTTGTCCGCACCGTTGAAGCCGTAGATGGCTTGGCGGTCGTCGCCCACCACGATGAGGTGCCCGCCCTTCTTCAGGATGCGCTGCGCCAGCTCCAACTGCGCCCGGTTCATGTCCTGCGCCTCGTCCACGATGACGAACTCGTACTCGCCCTTCGTCAGCCCTCGACGCAGCGGCACATACAGCATGTCGTCGTAGTCGATGGTGCCGTCGTTCTGGCTGGCCGCGAACTCCAGTGCTCGCAGTGCAGCTCGGGTCACCGGCTCGTACTTATTGTCCTCCACGCCATCGAAGCAGTTGAAGGCGAGGCCGAGCTGCATCACTTGCTCGATGTCGCGCGGCGTCTCGCTGAAGGGCGACACCCGCTTGGTGATGGACGCCAGCTCCTTGGCCGCCCAGTTCAGCTCGCGCCAGTTGGGGAGGCCCACGTCACGGATGCCTTGCTCGGCGAGCTTGAGGCCCCGCTTGTCGTCCAGCGCTGCCTGCCAGATGCGGCGGACCAACCGGTAGCCGAGGCTGTGCAGCGTGTTGACGTGCGCTCCCGACTCGGCGGGCACTCGGCTCGTCAGCTCCTCAGCGATGCGCTTGTTGAACGCGCACAGGAGGATGCTGCTCGACGGCAGATGCCGCATCATCTCGATGATGGTCGTGGTCTTCCCGGTGCCAGCCCGGGCGCGGACCAGCAGGTTGCCCTTCGGGTTCTTGGCCCACTCGAAGATGGCTTGCTGCTGGTCGCTCCACTTGCGGGTGCCGTCGTCCAAGGCAATGACCTTGGGTGGATCCGCCGTCTTGCGCCGCTGCTTCTTGACGCCGCCTGTGCTGAAGCTGCTCATTTCTTCTTCTCCATGAGTCGGATGACCTCGCCCAACTGCCACGAGATAAGGAATAGGAACAGATAGATGGGGACAACTTCCCACATGATCAGCCCTCGTACTTGCAGTTGATGTAGCCGTGGATGGTGTTCGACAGGGCCAGCGCCGTCTGCGCCCGGTCCCGCTTGGCGATGCGCGACTCGGGCGACAAGTCGTGCATCAGCCCCTGAAGCTCGCGGTACGCCTCGCCGATGGACCACGAGCTGATGTCCAGCAGCTCCGCGACTTCGTTCGCGGGCTTCGCCTTCACCTTCACTGCCTTCTTACGCGCCATGTTCAGGTCCCCATGTCCCCATCTCGTCAGTCTCTGACAGCCACAACAGCGCCTCGTCCAGCTTGGTCAGCACCAACGCTCGCTCCCGGCTGGCGGCCAGTTCGGCAGTGATGCGGTCCTGAACCTTGTGGATCTCATCCATGATGGAGAGCAGGTGCTTGACCTTCTTGCTGTACCCTCCCTCCACCGAGCAGTCCTCAACCATGCCCCGAATTCTCATCGCCCATCTCCTTGTAGATCTGCGCCAGTGCAGCCTTCTCATTCGCGACCGACTGTGGCCCATCCACAGCGTCGCCGATGTCGTGTCTCAGCTTGCGGTTCGCCTTCTCCCCGACAGTCACGCGACCTTGGTCCAGCTTCTGGACGAAGGTCTTCATCACGGCCATGTCCGCCGAGTCCCTCATCGCCGTGTAGTTCCACACCACGGGGTCCACCTGCCCGAGCCGGTGCAGGCGGCCCTCGGCCTGCGCTGCCTTGCGTGGCTCCCACGGGATGTAGTGCATGATGCCCACGCTCGCGACACCCTGCATGTTCAGCGACTCGGACAGGCTGTCCAGCGTACCGACGATGCCCCAGCCCTTGGCCGCCGCTTCCTTGATAGTCGCGGATCTCTTTTCGGTTGACATCTCCCCGGTGATGCAGACGCAGGGAGTCTTGCGGTCGAGGCTCAGGACGCGCGTCATCTGGTGCGCGTGCTCCTTCAGCCACGTCAGTAGGAGGAATCGCTTGGCCTCCTCGGCGAGGTCCATCGCCTCTTCCATCTTGCCCTTGAGCGTGGCGACCAGCGCCGTGTGCAGGCTGTACTTGCTGAAGCCCACGTGCGCGGCGTGCCACGCGCGCTTCGCCTCTGGCGTGCAGTCCACCCACCGCACCTGTCTCGTGAGGGCGGGCAGCTCGCTGGCCACGTCTGCCTTCTCGCGTCGCAGCATGTAGTAGCTGAGCCGCAGCTTCAGCTCCTCTTCGTTGGACACACCCTCGTTGTCCATGCCGCCGTGCGTGTTGATTTTGCCGGCGCAGTAGCGGCGGTCGAAGTCGTACTGGTTGCCGAAGCGGTAGCCGAACAGCAAGCGGAGGATCTGATACAAATCACGGGGCCTGTCGAACTGGGGCGTACCCGTCAGGGCAAGCCGGTAGTTCGCCAGCGGCAGCACGTCCTCCAGCTTCTTGCTCCGCTTGGACTTGCGCCCTCGAATTCGGTGCGCCTCATCCAAGATGACCATCTGCGGCACGTCGTTCGCGAATGCGATGTCCATGCAGCGATCCACAATCCTGTGGTCGTAGCTCGACACCACCACCCGAGCCTTCGGTGCGAAGCGCCACTCGCGAATCGCAGCGGGGGACAGCACGGCGACCGACTCGACGCCCCACTTCTTCAGCTCGTCCCGCCACGTCTCGCGAGCAGCAGCCGGGCACACCACCAGCACACGCGCCGGGTTCAGGATGCGCATCGTAGTCAGCGCTTGGAGCGTCTTGCCCAAACCCATGTCGTCCGCAAGGATGGCCCCTTGGTGCCAGCGCAGGGTGTTCGCCAGCCACCACACCCCGTTCTTCTGGTACTCGCGGAGGGGCCGGCTCACCGTGCTCTGGAATGCAGCGAGGTACGCCTGCTCCTCATAGAGTTGGAGATCTGTAAATACGAGGGGCTTGGTGCCCAATGCCACCTTGGCGGCGGACAGAGCGCTGATGTCGCCAGTCGCCTGCCCGCTGAAGACCTTGAGGCCCGGGATGGCGGCGGCCTCCAGCTTCATCTGGCTGGCGGGCTTGTCCCAGTACAGGCTCTGTCCTTCGAGTCTCACGACTTGCCCGTCCCGTGGCAGTACATGCACCTGTTCGTTGGATCATTGTCGAAGTAGCCCGCCCCGTGGCAGCGCTGGCAGACCAGAAGCTGCATCGCCTTGAGCTTCTGAAGCAGCGCCTCGGGGAGCAAAGCGCGCGCCTTCTCCAGCTCTGCCCGAAGCTCAGCAGTCGCCAACTTGACTCGCTCGCCAAACGTGAACGACTGCTGGTCGAGCCGCTTGCGCAGCTCGGCCGCATCCTCCTCTGCGATGAGCCGCTTGCGGTACTCGTCATGCAGATCGTTCTCTGTCTTCTTGATGTAGTCCAGCTTCGAGAGGTAGTGATCCAGCTCCATGTACACCATCGGCTTGGTCGTCATTTGATCTCCTTGGTGATGGCGGCGAGGATGGCGTCGAGGTCGAGAGCGACGGCCATGTTGATGGGCAGCAGGCGCTCGGCGTTGCGGTGTTTCTGGATTTCATCGACCACTCGCTGTACCGCAGCCGCCTTCACCTTCTCCATCGCCTCGCGCACCTGTGTCTCGGTGTAGAGGCGCTCTGCTGGTGCGGCCTGCTTCCGTTGAATCTGGAGGTCGATCGCGGGCAGTACCAGCGCGAGACGATGCAGGGCCTGGCGCGCAAGCTGGGCTTCTACGAGGCGGCGATGGGCGGCAAGCAGGTGCTCACGCGGCGCTCCCTGTCCGTTGAGTGCGGCGAGAATGTCTTCTCCAAGCCGATACGCCTCGGTCGGGAAGTTAAGTCGCTTGCCGGTGTTGCGCTGCCAGTTCTCATCCTCGACGAACTTCTCCAGCGCCTCCTTCGCTAGCCGTAGCTGCTCGGCCTGCTTCTCGATGGTGATGACAGCCTGCTCCAAATCGGCAGCGAGCAGACCCCACGCATGGTCGATAGACCGCGCCTCGTCTCGCTCCTTCTCGACGGCGGCGAGGCGGGCCTTGAGCAGCTCTATTGTTGCAGCCGTTTTGCCGTGCCTCATTGCAGATCTCCCGGCTTAGGTGGCTTGGTCGGGGCCGTTCGCTCGATGGCGGCCAGCTCGTTCTCCTGCTTGAGCTTCT